CCTCTAAGTCATACTTCCCTGTGTCATATATACTAAATAAAAATTCAGCCGTCACAGGGGATACTAACCTATTCTTTCTTGAAACTTCTTGTGATTTAATATCTGAGAAAATATATTTCATTTTCCTTACCTCCATGTAAATATTGTAGCATATTTGGTTAGAAGTTTCAATAGTGAAACGGTTGAAAAAGTAAAGTACAGATAATACAAGGTAAAGAAAGGCACAGAGTATTTTATTCTTTATAGTGTAATATCTGTACTTTGGTAAAATATCCATAGTAAAGTACAATTAATACAGTATAAAGAATAACACAGAGCTATATTTCTTTAATATGCATTATCTGTACTTTGCTTGCAAAGTTCAGATAATAGCATATCAGAAAATTAGAACACAGGGAGAGGAAGAGCTAACCACCTCTGTGTCATATCTAAGGCTCTCTTGTGTAATTTCTTAGAGCTCTCTGTGACATTTCCTATAGCTCAGGAGTAAAGTACAGATAATACACTATAAAGAATAAGCTCTAAGAGCTATGTGTATTTCTTTAACTTGTATTATCTGTACTTTGCTAAAAAGCGTAATTTTTACTTGCACTGTGTTCAGACTTATGGTATTATAGATACATAGCTCAGGAGGAAATATGTTACTCAGTTTAGACATCTCAACACGTTCAACAGGATATGCCATTCTAAACCACCAAGGAAAAGTGGTTACCCATAGTGTTATCTCCCCTCGAAATGATAGTTACCTAGAACGTGCACAGGAGATGGCTGAGCAGATAAGATTATTGCTTCATAGCTACCCGATTAAACGGGTTATCATAGAAGAGCTAAAAGTTCTCAAAAATCAGAAGACTCTTGTGTGTTTGGCTATAACACAGGGAGTTATTCTGAGAGAGCTAAATGGTTTGTCTATCAACTTTGTTGGTCCTTCGGTTTGGCGTAAGCTTTTCAAGTTATCTGGTCTCAAACGAGCCGAGGCTAAGAAACATGCAATCAGCTTGTGCCAACGGAAGGGGCATGATGTAATCTGTGATGACGACGCAGAAGCGATACTTATAGGAGAATATTTTCATGAGAGTTCAAGTAGTGACATCTACAAAAACTTACGAAGTACCAAACGGGCTACTTCCAAGACTAGAGCAAAATGACACAGAGCGTGTCCTTCGTGTGAACCTTTCTGACACAGAGGAGCTTGTGTGTTATAATTGCCAAGTATATGAGCTAAAGGACGGAGTGCTTAGTTACTTCTGTGTTCCGTCAAACATTATTTACGAAGAAGGGAAACCTTTGGAGTATAAAATTCAATCGCTATTAGGTATGGGGTAGGAAGACTTTTGCTATAAACCTTTTCATATAACCTTTCTATATTACCTTTCTATTACTACCGATACTACCCCATACTAATTATTATATAAGTTAAAGGAGCAGTGCGGTGCGATACTTTAATGACAATTATCTTGTAGATGAGTATGGAGCTCTCTACAGCATATTTAGAGGAAATCTTAGAAAGCTTAAACCTTACAGAAATCAAAACGGGTATCTCATGTACCGTGTAAGGGAAAATGGTAAAACTAAATCATACTCCTCACACCATTTAAGTTACTATGTAAATGTTGAAAGATTTTCCTCCAAAGATGGTTTACAGATAGACCATATAGATGGAAATAAGGATAATAACCACTTTTCAAACTTGAGAAGGGTTACTCCAAAGGAAAATGCAAATAATATAAATACATGTAAGTTAAGTGTAACTGGACGTAGTAGGTGCACAGATAAAGTTTATCCAACAGACTTATTACCTAAAGCATTTTATCCTACAAAGAAATTTTCAAAGGAAGATTTACCTCCTGTGAAACCTGATAGTAAGGAGCACATAAAACGTTATAGGTATAACAGGAATAAAAATTGTGTAGTTTGTAACAAGCCTACTGGAGGAAAACTATGTTTGAAGTGTTACAAGGAGATTAATGCCTCAAATATACCTAGTAAAGATACTCTTATAAGTGATTTACTTTCAGGAAATAGTTTACTTCAACTAGCTAAAGGATATGGAATTTCTGACAATGCTTATAGGAAGTGGTTAAAGAAACATGACCTTCCCACAAAAAGAAATTCTATAAAGGAATTTATACGAGCGTATCGTCAAGTGGTTTAAGACCGTGAGCCGCAACCTCACTATCGGGGGTTCAAATCCCTCTACGCTCTTTGCCTTTATGGCAATGTATTTCATATATCTCCTGTATCGTTAAGCCTGTGTGATTGTAAAAGGTCACATGGGCGTAGGAGCAAATCACCTAATTACCGAACACACAGTGTTATACTATACATAAGTTGCTCCGAAGAGTCCCATAGTGCTACCACTGTGGGATTTGTTTTGAATAGAAAGAGGTTGTTATGGCTAAGAAAACAGAGAAAAGACTTTACTCAGATGAAATGCGTGAGCTAAGCTTTGCGTCCTTTGAGGATTTAAAAGCCTATGCTATCCGCTGGGGTCTTGAGGAATATGACGAAGAAATTGTGAAGGCTTTCGGTCTTAAACGCTTTGCAGAAATACCTCCAGCTACACCAATGCGGATTAACGCTTTGAAGCAGATTTTTGAAAGTATCGAAAATGGCACAGCACGGATTGAGTGGGCTAACCGTATTGAAGGTAAGCCTACACAGACCACTGTGAACCTGAACCGGGAAACAGAAAGTATTGAAGAGCTTGAGCGCTACACTAGTGCTCGTCTTGATAAATTATTTGAGGACTTGTAATGGCAAATTCACAGGACAAGATATTCATCAGGAACTATGATGATTTTAAGGCAAGACTTAGCGAGTATGTCAATCGTGTGATTAACGAAGCGCCTAGTGACAACTTTGAAGAGGCTTTAATTGGCTATCTTGTGGACCTTTACACTGACTCGTTTTATGAGGAGCTTGAGTATATTCTCAATGAACTTGGACTAGAGCTTGATGAGGTTGAGTATCGTAATGCACAGAATAGTATCAATCAGTCAGGCTTTGCAAGAAGCAATTACACACGTCTAAAAGAGATTTTTGCCAGTAGGAAAGCTGATATTCTAAGTATTAGAGACGAAGTGGTTGCTGAGAAGGGTAGACTAGACCAAGAAGAGATTGATAGAAGGATAGTACCAATTATTGAGCTCATCTCTGTGTCAGAGGTTCATATGGCTATTGAGAAAGCCTCTGTGGAGACTGCCAAGGTACTTCACCATATCACAGGAGAGGTTATCTACAAGCGGTGGAACTCTGTGAATGATGAGCGGACTTGTCCTATTTGTAGATTACTTGATGGTACAAGAGTTCCTGTGGGAATTTCCTTCATTGAGGGACTTGACCCAGAAGATGACGCATATGATATAGCTGTGAATTACTTAAGTTATACAGGAGGAGACTTTAGCTATGCCCACCCAAGATGTAGATGTTGGCTCACCTATGAAAAAGAGGAAGTTACTCTCTAATAGGGAAAAGCTAAGCATACTGCTGGACACTGTGACTCCTAAGGAGAAGCTAAAGAAGGCAGTAAAAGGGTATATACCAAAACATTTTAAGAGAAATAGTATCAGAGAGACTAAGGGCTTTGAGAAAGAGCTTGAATATTATAAATTAGGCTTCCGAACAGCGCTATCTAGGTTCAATATTGAGCTATGGTGGTCACAGGCTGTGCAATTTGGAGCTTTCCTGAGTGGAGATTATAAGACTGGCTACTGTGTGGCTACTCCTCGTTATGGGAAGTCCTTCCTGTGTGGAATTATGAGTAATAATTTTGCATTTTCAGGACAGAACTGCTACGCTGTAGGGTCTACAAATGAGTATTCAGGCATTATTATCCAACACGCCAGAGAAATTTTAGTAAATGCTCACCCCTCTGTGAAAGAAATGCTGAGTATGGATGAAAACGACGTATCTGCTGTGGATAGGCGACTGAAACGTGGTCTGAGCTCATTCTCCAGTGAAGGATTTAGCTTCCGTAACGGGGGAAAGCTAGAAGGACTATCTGCTGGTAGTAACTTTACAGACCCCTCTAAAATCCACGTAATTGGTCGTGGTGGGAATATGTTTGGAGACGAAGCCAGCGATATTTCACCACTAGCTCTGGGACACATGGCACGTCGGGAGTTTGAAAGTGACACAGGTGAGAAGCTCATCATGTACCTAATCTCTAACCCACGGTCATTGAACAGCTTCTTCGACTTTATGACTAAGGAAGATTTGGCAGAAGATGAGTTTGTCATGTGGCTAGATGTGGTTACAGCCATGGAAGAGGGCTCAATTAACTACACAAAAGACCAGCTTATGAAGTCAGGGTTTACCATCACAGAGGACTCAATCAGAGAAAACCTCCTGTGTGAATTTCCTGTGGAACGGTCTAATTTCTTTGACGCTCAGCCTGATATTCTTGATGAGTTTAATTCCCTTAATCCTGACCTTGAGTGGTTTCTTGGTGTTGACAGTGCCTACAAGGGCGCTGACAGTATTCAAGTAACCTTATCTTGTATAGACAAAGAAGGCCACATAACTGCTGTGGATACCACGGATATTAAACCTAAGGAATGGATTGATGGTATTACAGCTAGGGACGTTGTTAATAAGATTATTACAATAGCCAATCAGTTTAAAGTTAGAGCCATAGCTATTGACTCAGGAGGAGGAGCTCACATTGTTCAGCCTCTTAAGATGGCAAGGCTCTCTGGAAAGCTAAAGGCTTATGTATATGATATAGACTTCGGAGGCAAGGTCACAGAGGCTAAGAAGATAGCTCATGACCCTAGTGCCGAGTATGCCTTTAATAAGCGTGTAGAAATGCACCTTATGTTAAGGGGAATGATGGAAGCACAGCGTGTGTCCTTCATGACTAAAGTCTGGGACGGAATTGCTCGGCAGATGTCCTTTGTGGCAGAAATTCAACGACCAGAAGACCGCCTTGTGAAACTTAGACCTAAATCAGAGATTAAGAAACTAATTCACCAGTCACCAGACGAACTTGATAGTGTTCTGTTGGCTATACATGCCATAGAGCTATTCTATTTGGAGGACAATTAATGGGAAGAAAGAGAAAGAATAAGAAAGCACAAAAACCACAGCAAGCACAGCTTAGTAGGCGTACACCAGAGGAGCTTGAAGGCGTAGAAGCCATGGATAAGTTCTTTAACTCTGCTGTGGAAGACCGATTGCTCTATACTTCTAGTGGCTATCGTGAAATGCCTATTGGTAAAGACCTTGACACCATTGAGAAGCTTGCTCTTAGCTTGCCTGACGTGGACTATATCCTTGATAGCATTGTGTATTACATGTTTACTAACCGTCTTACTACCAAGGATGAAAAAAAGGACAAGCTATTACACAAGTTCTTGCAAGATACTAACTTTAATGGTCAGCGGAACATTGATGTACTGCAAGGTGTAGCCAAGGGTTATCGGAAATATGGTTATTACGGGCTATATAACTCAGGGCAAGGTCTTGTAGGTATTCACCCTAAAGATATTCTTGCAATCAATATCCCTTACCCTGAGCACCCTGTGTTAAGGCAGACATTGAGCTATGTGATTAAGCGCACAGATGACGCTCATGCCATTGTAGACCGTATCACAGGATACAGTAAGGGCTATTCAGGTATGGATATTGAAGCCTATATGGACTTACTGCAAAACCCAGAAAAGTACAAGGACGATTTGCTCCTTGTGACTGAGGATAATTTCGCCTGTGTTAAGTTGGATACCTCTAAGGTATTCGGTATTAGTCCGCTACTTAAGGACCGCAAGCGTGTGCAGTTGCTCTTGAACATTCTTGACAGAATGAACTATGATATTGCACGAAATGGTATCGGTACTATTGCGCTTCAAGCAAAGGATAGTATCATTGATAGCATTGAAGAGGGTGAAGCAGAAGGATTTGTACCTAGTGCAGGACAACTTCTTGATATGGGACGTACTGCTAAGAAGGAACGTGCTGACAAGATTGCCAAGGACATGGAAGACATTTCACAGAAGCTCTCAGAAACAGAGTATAATGACGCTATCGTCTACTCTAGTAAGTTTGAGAACCTGCTTCAATTAACTCGTGACACGAAGGCTGTGGATTTCCTAGACTACTTATCACTGTATGCCTCATCTATCGTGGCACAGATGTTTGGAGTTCCGGCAAGGCTCTTTGACCTTGGGAAAACAGTATCAAATATTGGTACACACAGTATCATTGACAACTCAATGAAGAATAATATTATCCCTATGCGGACACACTTCATTGGTCAATGTTCACGGCTTCTTGAAAATGCGATTGGACTCAACCACCATGAGCAGGACATTACTTTTGCAAGTTATGAGTTTTCTAAGGACTACAACTATAGTAATGACATGACAATTCTTGAAGTTTATGATAGACTAAAAGAAATCAACCCAGAGAAGGCAGAAGCTTATCTGGATAAAAATCTAATTATTTAAGGAGATATACAATGCCTAGAAAGAAAGTTACTGTTGAAGACTTGAACGAAGCTTTCGTAGAAGCAGTTCATGATGATACGCCAATGGCTGTAGCTACTGGCTCGGGTAAAGTAGTTAGTGGAGATACACGAAGAGTTGGAGAGACACGTAAGGTAGACTACGAACTAGAATTTTGGCTTCCTGTGCCTGAGGATTTTGACGCTTCAACATCAGACCTTGAGCTGGTTATGAATGGTACAGCCTATGTGCAAAAGGTAGAGGCTAAACAGCGCTTTATCTCAGCACGTATTGGGCGGAAGGTTCGTAACTATGCTTCCCGTGTGGCTATTGCCTTCACTAATTTCAAAGAAGACGGCTCTACTGATGTTTACACAGCGGAGGACTTCTTCAAGCTATATGAAATTTTTGACGATAACGTTATTGACGCCTGTGAAAAGATTATTGTGGAGGTCTTAGGAGTTTCTACAAATCTTATTCAGTACATCACAGACGCTTCTATGATGGAGAACGTACTGAAAATCATGCAGAATAATCCCAGCTTTTTTCAGACAGATTAGTTACCTGATTAACTATGGCTGGGCACTCACCTGTGGAGTTATTCAAGAGAGAGAGGAGTGGAAGGGGCTTGCATATGATGATGTAGTCCCTGTGCCACTCGATGAGATAGATGAGCAGGTGCTTGTCTTGACTAAGGAGTATAATATTCCTTACTTAACTCTCATGGATGATACAACTTACACAGATATTGGAGTATTATATGCTAAGGTCGCTAACTCTAAGGCTTTTGAGGCTTATAGCCAGTACATTAGCCTAGATGAGAAGGGCAGAGCAGACCATGTAAAGGACTATGGAGAGCCTAAGCCTTATGAGTATGAGGTAATCACTGCTGAAATGCAGGAACGATACGCTGAACAGCAACAAAATGAGTTGCAAAAGATGTATAAGAGACAAAGGAGTATTTGATGTCTTCAATTATTACAGATGTACTAGGATTTATCGAGGAAAAACGAGGGGCTATTAAGCCTGAGTATGTCCGTAACGGTAAGCCTGTGTATACACTACGAAACTATGCTGATATGACTGACCTTGACGCAGACGTACTGCTTAACGGAGGTCAATTTAACTTAGCGGAGAAAGTACCAACATTTGGACGTGGAGGAAACTTGCTTCGTACACCTCGCACTTCCTACGCTGTTAACGTAGAGATTGCATTTGATAACCGTGTGAAAATTGAGAAGCACACAGACGCTAAAGGTAAGGAGAGTGATGTTTATGTCTTTGTTGTTGACCAACGAGCTCTTATGGACCAATCTTCTGGACATATCTACGCTAACTTCATTGTTGGCTATATTATAGGTCCAGACGCTAAGGGCAAACCAGAGGTTAAGGGTACTAAGCACATCAAAGAAGATGAGTTTGTGAATGACTATGACCAGACCTTTGACCCATCTTCCATGGAGGAAGTTATGGAGCTTATCAACAAGTACCGCTTGCAACATGGTACAGCCAAAGTTATTGAAGAATTGAAATTCAATAAATAGTTAAAATAAAAGTGCAGTGTGTTATTTGACTTACTGTGCTTTTTTTGGTATAACTAGGTAGACAATTATTAAGGAGGACAGACATGGTACGCAAGTATAAAACTACTACTGTTAAGCCAGCTGCACCAAAACTAACTCCCTCAAAGGAAAACAAAATCAAAGTCGCAATTATGAACCTAAAATTGACTGTGGGTTCACAAGAAATGACTTTCAAATCACCTTTGGCTGAGCAAATTTTGGCAAAGGTTAAGCATATTATTGTGGGACGTGAACAGGTTCAGTATTTTGATAAAGCTGACAACAAGTTCAAGTCATTCACTTATTGCTGTGGTGACAAGTATGAAGTTTCCTTCACTACAGAAGAGCGCACTCTTCAAACAACTGAAGTAGACTGCTACAAGTTCCCAATTACTTATGAAGGAGATAAGTAATGAATGATACAATCGAAGTAGGAATGACCTATGACGAGTATCTGGCTCAAATTCGTGCTGAACAGTTCGGCTGGGAAGTAGAAGAGATTACATCAATCTCTGATAGTGACCTGACTAAGCCAGCTGTAGAACCAGAAGCCCCTGTGGAAGAAGTTCATTACGAAGAACCAGTTGTGGAGGAAACTCCTGTGGTTGAAGAGCCTGTACCGACTGAGGAAGTTCCTGAGGAAGTAGAGGAGTTAGATGAAGTTTAGAGTTTCACGATTTTTGAAGCGTGACTTGGTAGTCCGTGTGAATTTCACAAAGGACGGCTACATTCAAAGTAACCGTAAATTGTTTGAGTTTTATCCTTCTGGTAAAGCAGATGATGAAGGCTGGTATGAAACTACTGATGAGATTTTAGTAGATAGCCTACGAGGACTTACTGAGCAGTTACCTTACACGCCAGAGGCAGAAGCAGGTCTTAAAAAAGATGGAGTTTCTTATGAATACGCCTACTGTGCAAGCTGTGGGGGTCATAAAGTTCGTAAACTTGAATACCATCTATTTGAGGTGACTGAATAATGCCAGTTTATTCTAAGATAGCCAAGAAAATCCAGAATGAGATAGACACCTACCTCATGAATAAGGATTTGCTTGACGGCTATATTAACTTGAGTAAGACTGATAAGCACAAAGAGTCATTTTCTGTGAATAAGAATTATGACGGTGAGGACGGATACATGACCCTCTTATCTGAGGGCTCTGTTCTTTACCCTGATGGTTCTATTCGTCTTTATCTTGCTAAAGGAACACTACAGAAGTGGTATGACAGCATTGATGAAGAGTACGAAGGTTATGTAACGGTTGGACATGTAGATACTAATAGCTTCCCTGTGCGACAAGGCTACTTCCGTAAGGAAGACTTAAGAATTATCACAGACGACAAAGGACGCTCAGATTTACTTGTAAAACCTCATGTGAACACAGAGCTTAGCCAGATTAAGGACCTTATCATTCAAGATGAGCCCTTTGCTATTTCATCTGAGTTTAGCTGGACTTTCAAGGATATTAAGCCTGAAGAAGTCGCTGAGTACACGAAACTGACCAAGTATAATGCACAGTTTACTGACGAACCTGTGCCTATCACTGATAATATACACATTACAGGATTTTCATTTGTAGGAAATCCCGGAAATGCAAAGAGCGGAGGCTATGAGCCCTCTGTGTATTTGAAACAAGAGAAGGAGCTAGAGTTGGATAAAGAAAACACTTTAGATAAAATCCTTGCTTACTTCAATGGAACATCTCAGGAAGAAACTCCTGTGCCAGAAAAGGTAGAGGAAGTTGTAGAAGAACCTAAAGCTGAGGAAGTCAAAGAAGAAGTTGAAGCTAAGGAAGCTGAGCAAGAAGATAAAGTTGCTGAGCAAGAAGTAGAAGCGAAGGAAGAGTCTTTGGATAAGCAAACAGCTGAATTGCTGGAAAATGCTACTAAAGAAATCCTTGCACTTAAAGCTGAGGTTGAAAGCCTTAAAGCTGAGAAAGAAGCACTTGAGCAAGAGAAAGCTGAGTCACAAAGCGCTATTAAAGAGCGTATGGAAACACTTTCAGCGTTGCTATCTAAGGCTTCTGTTGAAGCCCCTGTGGTTAAAGAGCAGGAAGAGAAATTAGAGCAGTCTACAGGTCTGCGTAAACGTTTTGGAGGAAAATAACTAATGGAAAAGTTGACAAGTTTTGACATTGTTCTTAAGGAAGCTATTGACTATCTTTATGATAATTCTAAAGTAGCACTTGCTAACCTTGAGTCAATGGCACGTGACGCAGGCGCTAACTTTAAGCCACAAGCACCATTCCATAAAGACGGAGAAATCCCATTCGGTATCTCCCGTGACTGGTCTAAAGCTCAGCCAAGCCTTCGTGAAGTAGGTATGGAAGACGAGCTGGTATCAGACTTGCTTAAACGCTTTGAGCAAGCTAACCTTGGTACTTTGCGTCGAGCTAAAAATGGCGATTGGATTATGGAGTCCCTGACATGGGGTACAGAAGCTCCAGACTTCTCTGGTGATACTGGTGATAGCTGTTGCTTCACTGAGAAGTTCACTATGAAAGCAACTGGTGACGCTACACCTGTTCGCTACCTGTGTTTCAAGGACTGTGAAAACCGTCTTGACCGTATGATGAAGGACAAAGTACACTTCAAGCAAGGTGACTTGATTAACAAGTTCCAGAAGCTTGGAATGAGCTATGCAGAAGCAGAAGCTTTCATGGCTTGGTACACATTTGCGTTTATCGTACAACGCCATATCGTACAAGGACTGCTCTCTTACAAGGGTAACGGCTTACGTCCATTCCACGGTGTAGCAGAAATGATGACCCACCCGGGTATCACTCCTATTGACGCTGCTGGCTCTGTAATTGGTGCTTTCCGTCAAGTAGCTTGCTACCTTGATGTACTCCAATCACAAAATTCTAACTACAAGATTTATGTTCACCCATTGACTTTGCGTGGAATTAAATCAGAAATTAAACCGGGCAAAGACGCTCAACTGCCAGAAGGCTGGGCTATCTCAGGTGATACTGTGACATTCCGTGGCATTAAGTTTGGTACTTCTTACCACATGCCTTATGACAATGAAGTTAGCATGACTGGTGAAGCATATGTGCTTGACTTGAACCGTGTAGAAGCCTTGACACAACACGACTTGTTCGTACCTCAAGACTCTATCCGCACTGTGACATCAGAAGATGATACTCAAGCAGGCTGTGAAGTAATCTGTGACAAGTACGAAAACTTTGGTTTGGTATATACCAATTCACCAGTATCTCACTTGTTGATTGCTAACATTCCACTTGACCAACAATGCCCTGCCGTTGTATTCGAGCGTATCCAAGGTCTGCTTACAGGTCTTAATCCGTTCCCAATGGCTACTATCAAGGCTGAGGCTTAATTAAGGAGGGTTGGCAATGGCTGATAACAAAGAGCTTCAAATTGAGCTTGTAAAGGTCACTGAGGAGCTAAAGAAACATTGCCAATGCTTCGACTGCAATGATGGTGCAGATATTCAGGAATATGTGGGTAAGTTCCTTCGGGTTCTTGCCCAGATGTTCTGTTGGGTTGATAAAACCTGTGCAACCATACTAAAGACAGCTCGTGAGGAAATCATTGAGCTTGGGAACTATGAAATCTGTGAATGTAAGGCTATATTTGAATTTAAGCCTTATTATTTTAAAGGTTTTGACCCAAGCACAGTAAAGCTGTTTTTACACAAGAGGCAAGGGCTTTCTCGTGAAGTAATTGAGCTTGACAGAACTAAGTGGAGTTGGGATAGTATTGATGAGACTATTCTCATTGATATGACCGAACAAATCAACCCTTGTTGTCAATGTGATACCTCATGCCAATGTGAGACTACCTACAAGCTTGTAGCACGGTATGAGGCTGGTTACACAGCTGAAACGTTACCTCTGTGTGTTTATGAGGCTATGTGTCACTTCTTACAAGTATTCATTGCTTATCAGAACAACTGTGGAAGCTTAGACGATTGCTCTAAGATGGACCGGTTGGCTGTAGGCTCTGTGCTTAAGAGTAAATCTGTGGACTACCTAATTAGGACATGGGACGTTGACACAGCAAGTCTTGAGTATATTTACACTAAGTTAATCAACCGTTGGGCACTACAAAGTTTGAGCATGCTGTCCCTGTGTCAGTATGAGGATACAAGCGTATTTATTGCAGTAGGAAAGGCAAGAAAGCATGAAAGTAAGGTATCTAGGGGAGTACACAAGAGAGGCTAGAAGTTATGGCTGTTCTCGCTGTGGAACTTCCACGACCCATTCATCTAATGAGGTCTATAAAACAGAATACCGTATGTACTATGAAGGACGATTATTCGTCTTTAGAAAAGGAGAAGCACAGGAAGTCGCTGATGATATTCAAGGACGCTACCTGCTTAACCTGAAACATAGAGACAAGGACGGAGCTGTTAAGCCTTCCTTTGAGGAGGTAAGTGATGGGGCTTCCCAAGAATAATAAAGAAGTAATAGTAATTAAGCAAGGAGGAAAGGTATCACGGTATGATGAAAACAGCCGGAAGATAGATACCTGCCTGTTTGAAGAGGTTGAACATCTTAAGTGTGTAGATTACATGCCAGTAGGTCGGTTTGAAGATGTAGAGACAACTCACAAACTAGAAACTTCCTCCACGTTAGCCACTTTCTATTTCTCACTTCACAACCAACTTCACACCTGTGACTTTGATATAAAGCACGGCTATTATGTCATTCAGCGTGTGAGTGTTCGGTGTAACTATAATAACTGCCCTGAGGACGCTGGAGTCGTCTTCTGGAAGGTTGTTGGTATCAAGACCTATGAGGTACTACCCGGTTGCTGGGACGTTAAATTGACGGTACAGCGACTAGCAGGACGTGAGCATGAGCAACTACTCTTTGAGTGCAAGCCTTATGTTAAACAAATGCAAGGGATTATTGCCGTAGACCATGACTGACATTTCTAAAATCACAGGTGATGAGCTCCTGAGAGAGTTTGCAGAAGTTGTGTATAATGTTGCTCTTGAGTCTAGGGCAGAGGTATCCAGAGCCACTGGAGCTCTTAGAGAGAGTACCCAGATAAAGCGCACACGAAATGGCTTCTCTGTGTCAGTAAGTGCTGATACGCTAAGGGAGAAGTCAAAGCAAGATAGGTTCTATGCGGCTACATATATGTTAAAGGGATATCCTAAATCAGGGCTACCTCCCTTCAACTATATCGAAAATGCCACAAAGATTATGGGAGGACAGCTCCTTCCACTCTCTGTGTCAAGTATGTCAGCTAGACAGCCTAGTGGGCGTAGAGGCTCAGGTATTGGTACAAGCACCGATATAGGTAAGGAAGTGCTAGAGGAATGGATAAGTGCAAATAAAGGTAAGTCAAGGATTATAAGGAGTCTTAGAAGGTGATTAGTAGTATTTATATAAATATAAAGAAATGGTTACAGCTCTATGGCTACGAAGTCCTAGATTACTTTATCCAAGTGGATAATAAGAAAGAAACCGACCCAAGAAATCGTTACAGAGAATTTGATGAGCAATTTAATACTCATGTAGGGACATCTGAACACTATGAGAATAATCAAGGTTGGGAAAACCCCTTCTTGGCGATAGACATTGTGCCAGACCCCCTAAACAAAGGCTGTTTTAAACGATATATAGTGAACTTCTCTGTGTATTACTCTTCTGTGTCTCCTATTACTGGAAGGCGCTGTATAGAGAACACACCAGAGGGTGTGCTAGAATATCGTGACGGTGTGTATCAGGCAATATGTGAAATGATATACCACCAAGTTAAGACAACTAGAGGCTTGAAAATGAAGACCTTCGCTGATGATGTAGCTTCTAATAAAGACTGGTATCTCCCAATCAAGGTAACTCCTGTGAAATTTGGAGACTTAACAGACTTTAGCAGTGAGCTCACAGATGAGGTTGGAATGTTCAGCTTCCCAATAACTTTATCACTTTTTGAATGTTAGGAGAATATAATGGCAAATCGTTTGTCTTCCGCTGATGTAGAGCGTTTCTACATGACACGAAATGAACTGGCTTCTCAAGGTAACTCCCGATTGGAGCTTGAAGCAATGTCACTTGTTCGTGAATATTTGGCTAACTACCAAGACCCAACTCCTGTAGCACCTAGCGGTCCTGTGATTGGTCCTGCTAATAAAGCTACAGAAGAAGAAGGAAAAGAAAACAAATAAGGAGTTACACTAAATGGCTTATTCATCTACCAATATGTCACACCCTTTGTACGGCTTTAACAAGCAAGATAAGAATGACATTATCACAGTAGGAGTTACTGAGGAAATTCGTCCAAGTGTTCGTTTGAAAGCTAACCGACGTATCGCAGTCGATACAGGTACTGAAGTAGGTTTTGACGCTAACAAAGTTCCTCAAGACCAAATCAACTGTGGACCTATTAAGTGTTTGAACACAGGTACACTGTTTGTAAAACACGCTAACAAGAAAGCGAAAGTTCGTTACCAAATCCGTTCTCACCCAGACAAGTATGCTCTTGGTTTCAACATGATTTACCTGAACTTGCCTAAGGCTGGTACTTACACACTCCGTGCTAAAGTATCTGACTACGCTGACGCAACTCAGACTAACTCATTTACCTACGCTTACAAGTTCGCTGTGACTGCTCCGGGAGAAGTTCTTCGTACAGTAGACTTTACTGACATTGTATCCCTGAATGACACTGCTAACGGTGGCGGTCAAACAGGTACTGGTTGGTATCCTGAGTTCAAGAACGGTAAACTTTCTGGTAAGCCAAGTGCTAAATCAGCAGGTATTACAATTTCTTATGAGGTTGAAGCTTCTGCTGATACTGAACTGGAAGAAACAGCTCAAATCGGTTTCAGCTCAATTTACATTGTAGGTGACCGTTCAGAGCTTCGTAAGTTCTCTAACGTACTGTTGTCTTGCTTGACTTCATTCACACATAACGTCTCTGTGCCAGCTTCTGACGCTCGTTGCTTCGGACGGCAATATGACGCAGAACAGATTGAAGTAACCAAAGAGATTACAGCTACAACTACTTCTGCCAACGATTACTGGTTGAACCCACTGGAAAGTGTATCTAATCTGGTAACAAGTGGTATTCCTCAAACTGATACCTATGTGGTTGATGAGGTTACTGTAGATGGTAAGAAGTATGGTGAGATTTACCTCCCAGACTTGTACTTTGGTGACTGTAACACAATCATCATTTCACTTGACCGCTGTGAGTCTACTTACCTCTCAATGCTTCCTGTGTCACCGGGTGTTAGCCTTCGTGCTGATGAGTTTATCGTCATTACTGACCAAAAACTTGCAACACCTCGTGGAACAGTCCTTGTGAGCGAAGACTACATCGGTGAAGAAGTCCTTGTGACTTACAATGCTGAGCGTGAAGTGGAGCTTATTGTAGCAAATGACAAACGTCTTGACAAGACACACTTCCGTGTGACTCAACACGTTAAGGATACTAAAGGCAATGACCGCTACTACGTATTTAACAACGTTCTTATCACAGAGAACTCACGTGAATACGGTACAGATAGTGAAGTTACTCTGTCCTTGACACTGACAATCTCACGGGACGATAACGGCAATTTCTACGAAGTTCGTAAGGACAGCGGAGACTTAGCCTAATAATTAGAAGGAGAAGTTATGGTAGTTCGTACTATCGGAGTTAATATTACAGGAGCAGAAGACGTACAGCGTGTTCAGTCGCTCCTTAATGGACTAAAGAAACAGGTAGGCGAAGTCAATAACCTCCTCAAAAAGGAACTAGGGGCAGGCAATAAGTCTGCCTCTTTTAAGGTTAATATAGGGTTCTCTACAGCACAGTTCCAGCGTGAATGGAGTGCTTTTAAGAAGAGAGTATCGCCCACATTAGAGGTCAAAGTAAAGCTCACAGGAGCTACTGGTAATGGAGCTGACCCTTTAGAGAATATGAATGATGGAGCTAGACGCTTCATGTCTAATTCACAATCTCTGAGCTCTAAGCTTAACACCATCGGAGGAGCTCTTGACGGGCTCTCTAGCAAGACTTTGACACTAGGTAAGGCTCTTGGGGCTCTGGCTATTGGAAAGGTGCTAGGGGGCAATCTACGCTTCTCTACGGGTATCTTCGGCTCTATGCTTAAAGAGATTAACACAGTAAGGAATGTTTTACAGAAGGGCTTTGCAATCGGTAAGGTTGTAACTGCACCAGCTGTGAAAACTCTTACTGCATTAGGTAACTTAGGGCGTAAAGTAGGTATGACCTTTGTGAAGCACTTTAACTCAGCGCTCTCAAGCCTTGGACGTGGGGTTATTCACATGAATAGCTTCCAGAATATCTTTAACCGTATCGGTCAGACGATTAACCAAGGTGTAAGAAGTATCGTACAGCAGACCAAAGAGCTTGGTGACGCAATGGTTACCTATGAGACACAGATGGCTTCATTTGGACAAGACCGGTCTACTACAGAAGCTGTGGCTCAGGAAATCTCTAGGTATGGGGCGGCTACTGCCTACAACGGAGCTGATTTGCTTCGTAATACTGGTTACTTTACAGCACTTGGAGTAAAAGACCCTGTGAAGCTGACTAAGGCTATTGCTGGTCTGGTTGCTACTAATAAAAACCCTATTGACGACTTCGCTGGGGTAGCTAAACAGCTTACTGACGCATTGCAAGCAGGCAAGCTGAACTGGCAAGACTTCCGTATCATTCAGTACCGTCAGTCCCCTGTGGCTACACGATTGATTGATGAGGAGCTGGCTAAGCGTGGCTATCTTCAAGATGATAAAGGAAATCCTGTGAATAAGCAGACAGCTATCCGTAAGGGTTACTTGTCTCTTGAAAAATACTTGGAAGTCCTCACAGAAGTAGGTAACAGTGACGCATTACAGTCACTTACAAACACAATTAAGACCCCTAAGCTGGCATGGGATAACTTGCTTGAAAATATTGGTTTGAAAGCTAGTGGTGCTGTAGGGGCAGAAGGTCCTTTGAAAGGGCTTTATGATAACATTGTAGACTTTATTAAGGATATTACTGCTCTAGTAGAGAAGTCAGACCCTGTGTGGCAATATGTAGGTGAGAAATCACAGAAGGCTGTTGCTGGTATCCGTGGCTACTTCTCTGAATGGAATAGGGCTTTCTCTGAGCAATTAAAGGGGAGTCTTCCTACATTCCTTAATGGAGTTGAGACAGGCTTCTCTGGAGGCAGAGTAGCTCAAGGACTTAACGAGATTACACAGGCTTTACTGGCTATGGGTAACGCTACAACCTCACAGAACCTTGGTAAAGGTCTTTCTGAGGTAGCCTACCAGTATGAACGCCTTGTGGCTAAGTTTATTGGACTAGGACAAGTGTTGCTTGATAATGGAGCTCTTGACACTGTAGCTAACTTTGTTGCTCTATATGGTGATATGGTAGCTAAGGTAGCTGGAAGCTCTGTGATTAGAAACACACTGGTATTCATTAACTTTATCATTGATGAGGTTGAGAAGACTGTCAATAATGGAGCTCTAGTAAGCGGTGCTGATAGAGCATTTGCTGGATTGCTAGACTTCTATACACAGCTTGTGTCTTTGGCAAGTCTGTTTATCAATGATACTCCTATTGTAAGTAAAGGACTAGAATATGCTGGTCAGGTACTTACAGCCATGGCTACCACAGTATCCTCTGTGAAAGAGCTTATGAATAATATGCTCAATGGGGGAGCTTCTGGCAACTTCAAGAAAGGACTAGAGCTAGGTTTCCAACAAGGGGTAAGTGGTTATGGAGATGACCCTCGAGGTCTTGGACGTACTATCCTGTTTATCCAAAAGGTTCGTAAGTTCTTTGAAGACCTCATGAAGGAGTACAATAACCTATTTAACACATTTAAGTATGCTAACCAAGTGGGAGCAGAGAAGTATGGAGTTAAAATTGGTAATTTCCTTGGAGAGGTAGCCAACATCTTCGGCAAGATTATTGAGTGGTTTGATAAAAAGATTGGACAGCTCAATGGGCGTATTAACTTTAATACTGTCAAGACCCTTGTGGAAGAAGTAGGTAAGATGTGGCTCTCTGTAGTTAATATGCTTACTGATACAGTTACTAAGTCTATCGGCTCACTGCCTAAGGGTAGATTAGAGCAGGGCATGAAGAACTTCTCCTCTGTGTTCCAAAATTTGCAGAAGTCATTACAGCCTATCTATCAGGAACTTCTCACAGGGGTGCTTAAGAGTGCTACAGGGAATACTGGTAAGAAGCTGTTACAAGCAATGGCTGACTTTGTGAAGGCTGTTGTGACAATGATTAGAGATATTATTAAGCATATAGGACATGGCTCTGTTGAAGGAGGTCTTGACCGTATTCTTAAATTCTTTACTAATATCCTAAACTTCATGACTGAGATTGCTAAGTTTATGGGACAGTATCCGGGACTTACCACAGGTCTTATCGGTCTGGTAACTATATTTGGAGTTATCGGCAAGGTCTTAGGAGCAGCCGCTGGCATGGTTAGTGTAGCTAATACTCTTGGATTAGGAGGTCTAGCCTCAGGAGCTGGCGGAGGGGGTCTTCTTTCAGGACTTCTAAGTAAAACTCCTATAACTTCATTACTAGCAAACTCAGAAGGAAATGCACTACAGCAATTCTTAGCTAGGGCTGGAACACCTGCTCTGACTAATATCGGAACTAAGGTAGGCTCATTCGGAGCTTCTCCTCTTGGTATGATAGCTTCTCTGGTAGCTCAAATGATTGCAGACCCTGTGCAAAATGCTATTGGGGGACATGCAGGAGCTACTGTAGGTGGGGCACTTAAGACAGCAGGAGCTGGACTTGGCTTAGCTGGAGCAACCTTCACAGGAGCTTCTATTGGTACAGCTATCATGCCGGGTATCGGTACTGCTGTGGGAGCTCTTCTAGGAGCTATCACTAACTTAATTATGGGTGGAGGCAAAAACCTTATTGACGGTATTGAAGGACTTCTTACAGGGTACAATGATGAGTACCGTAAGCAGGCTGCTGAAAATGCTAAGTCTATTAGGGAAAATGCAGAGGCTGTGTCAAGAGCAAGAGCTGATGAGCATACTACTAGAGACGTTCTCGGCTCTAAAGTAACTCTAGGTGGCTACTTGCAAAACATGACAGATATGCAGAAGAAAGTGTTTGGTAGACTTCAACAGAACTTTACAGACGCTACTGCATACATGCAGAACTCTATGAGACTCCTTGAGGAAGCAGGTGCTACTGACTCGGCTACCATGAGGCAGACACTGTTTGACCTTGGATACAACGCTCAGAAGCCTCTTAAAGACATGCAGGGCACTTATGTTCGTATAGGTGAGGAATTGATGTCTTGGGAGCAATTAAAGGCTCAGAACGGATTATATGGCTCTGAGGGAGATGAAATCCTAGCCTCCTTACTTAACCAAGTAGCTATTGCTCAGGGAAGACAGTTTACAGATATTGTAGACGAACAAGGAAACTTGATTACTCAAATGGACGCTTACCGTCAAGGTGCTCAAAACCTCACAGAGGAGAAGAGACAAGAGTTACAACAAAAACTCATTGACGCAGGCGTGTCTCGTGACCAAGTTCTTCAACTTCCTGATAAAGCCCTCCAATTCCTTGTGAGTCAGTATGATACATACACAAACACAATGAGTGCTGAGAAGAAGAAGGCGGAAGACCAAGAGAAGGAAAGTAAGAAGCATGGAACTCTTAAAGACGCTTGGGATAGGCTAGTTGGTGCTTTAGAAGGTGTCCGTGACTGGGTAGCTGGAATACTCGGAGGAATTGCTGACTGGATTACAGGAAGCAAGAGTGGAACTTCTAAGAAGAACTATGACAAAGGCAAGAAGAAATTACCTTCTGGTAGTGGTCTTCTGTTCTCTACTGGAGGCTTCGTGAACTACCTTGCTCAAGGAGGAAGCCCTCTTCTTGGAGGAATTTTCCAACCTAGAGGTACTGACACAATACCTGCAATGCTTACTCCAGGTGAATATGTTCTCCGTAAGAGAGCTGTGGATAGTCTAGGAACTAACTTCCTAGATAACCTTAACCGCTTCGGTATTGGAGCTCTTGGAGGTAACCGGACAACTACAGTAGTGAATAACTACTACAATAACAATGCAAGTGTCAATCAGAATATTGACAATAAGTCTAACTACCTCAATGGTATGTATGGCTTAGATAGATTGATGAGGTATGTTTAATGGGATATAGAGGCGAAAATGTAAATAAGCCTAGACGATATATTCAATATAACGACCTTGTGTTCACAGGGACACGAAGCATACAAGAGCAGGCTGAGAGTGTAGCCTTTAGAGTTAATACAACTCCAAGGGCTTTCACTCATGGTGCTTTTGTTGGTAACAGAGGAGATGAGCTTCTTGTGGATACCAATACTATTAGCTTCAAGATGGCTCTAAAGACAAACACATGGAGTGATGAGAATATCCGTGTGCATTATGACTTCATAGTTCACCAGCTCACAAGAAAAGGTAAGCTATGGGCTGTAGATAGCGGTAACCAGCTTATTTGGTGTCATGCCTACTGTACTAGTATGCAACATCAGAAGGAATGGACGCTTACTGACAATGGCTACCTTGTGTTACAGGTTGAGTTTAATAATGCAGAGGGTGTCTGGCACAAGGCTAGTGAGCACAAGACTTATTTTGATAGGTTCGACCTGTGTAGCTTTACTCAGATGAAAGCAGACTGCCTTCAATCACGTTGCTGTGATGAGGGACAGCCTTGCACAGAGTGTGAATGTTGTAATGATAATTGCTCAGCAATGAAAGACATGGTAGACTACTGCTCTGCTGTTCAGGACATTGATTTCAATGATGAGTTCTTTGACCTCTGTGACAGTAAATGGCGTGTAGTTCATAACTGCCAAAAGGCTAGAATTGATGGCAAGACATTGCCAGAGCTTTATGCACATGCTCTCTGTGACCTCTGTGTGAATGGAGAACTACACAAGACGTTTCAGGCTGATACAGTATTAGACAGCACTCAGTGGAGAGTGGGGCTATTCGGACATTTCAAAGACCCAATTATCACAGTAAACAACGTGAACATCAAGGTAAAAGGTGAGTACAACGGGGTTCTTACACTTGACCAAAGAGGAAATGTACGGTATGCTAGTAGTTGGGAATGTCTTGAGTATGACTACAAAGTTGTCAAGCTAGATAATCTGTCTTACTGTGAAGGACCATTCCGCATAATTAAAGGACGAAATACCATAAATGTATATGGTGTTCTATCAAGCACAGCGTGTGCTTATGTAGATTACGAAAGGCTTACACTATGATAGGGAAAATTATAAATGGAGGAGACGGTTCAAGAGACCAGCTATTATTGCCTGAGGATTTCTTAGGTGACTTTTCACTTGATTTTAACTTAATGGAAGTTCCGTCAATTCCAATTACTATCCCTTCTAAGTATGCTAAACTGCTGACTGGAACAACTCAGATTAGCCTTTCTAGTGATGATTGGAACTTTCTAGGCACTGTGTATGAGAAGAAAACAAATCACAAGACAGCTACCTGTACTGTGAGCCTCACTCATATAGTAGGGCTACTTGATAAGAAAAACCTCCCAACTAACGTGACCTTTAAGGACACCACAGTTCAGGAGGTTGTTAAGAAGGTTAAGGAATATTGGAAGGACGCTAAAAATGATTTAGTGAACCTAATGAAATTTGAGTTTCCAGATGAAACTGAACGCAAGATAGAGTATGAGTTTTCACAAGAAACGGTCTTACAGTTCCTCACGAAGCTCTGTGAGAAGACTCAAGATATGCAATGGCGCATAGACAAGAAAGACCCCTTCAAGGTAACGTTCTCCGCAATGGGAGCTAAAAAAGAGGTACTTATCTCACCTGAGACATACCTCTTAGACCTTGGAGAAGTTCAGGAAAGCTTCCAAGGAGTGATGAACTCTGCTGTGGTACGCTCAGATAAGGCTGACGCAGGAGCAAGCTCATTGACTCTCAGGGACATTTTCCATGACAAGAAACTCATGATAGACGGCTTCCCTGTGATTAAAACAGATAGACCTGTAAACTCACAGAGGCACTTTGATTATCCACCACTCCCTGTGTTCGCTACTGACATATCAGAAGATGAGTATGCTATCCTAGATGAGGAAGGAATTGCCCTTGAAGCAGGAGAACTCTACTGGGGTAGTATTACTACTAATGACACACAGGCGATAGCTGGTGATAATAAGGAAGTGTCTGATGAAGACCGTATCAAAGCCACTGTGCAAATGTACAAGTCAGCTATTAGAAAGATGAGAGCTTCAAGGAGGAAGGTCATTTACCCTGTGACTACTTCACCTCTGCCAGCAGGGGTTCAGGTAGGAGATAAAGTCAAATTTATCTTGGGAGTAGACCTTGTGGAGCTTACACCTTGCAGTAAATACTATACTAAAGTGCTCAGAGCAAATGACTGGTTTTATGTTAATAAGATGAGCTACCAATATTCCACAGGGAACTCCCTTGTGCTCAACATAGAGCTCAGCAAGTTCTTATCTGTGGATAGAGAGGTGACTTAATGGATGCTGTTACTAGATTAGTAAACACAGTAAGAGATACTAGAGAGAGGGTTACACAATCAAGCCGACAAAGGCGTGGGGGTGTAACTGACCTCTTTGGTGTTGACTATGTAGACACAATACGGAACACAGAGGAAATGGTTGGTGATAAGAAGTCAACGGCTAATTACCACCTCACTGTGTCAGGGGATTTGGATAGGTTTCAGCGCTGGTTTCTTAAGGTTATTGTTACTAATAACAAAGGAGATAACTCAGAGCAGGAACAAGAAGGTGTTCGCCCAATGTCTGATGTGCATTTAGAGGTATTTGCTCACAATGCGACCACAGGACACAGCGAGACGATTGACCTGACACCCTACTTGAAGGCTATATGGAAGTGTAACTGGATTGCAGACGCTAAAGGCGGAGAAGGTATCTTTCCTAATGGTAATCCCATGGAAGGCTATGACCTGATGAAAGTTGCATGGTATCTCAATGATAAGCAAAGAGAAGCCCTGTATAGTCCCGGAGAAAAGATATTCTCTGTGAAAGCACTAGGAGACGCAACAGTGACATTGCGCCTTTATTTGAAATTTAGTCACATAAACTAATATGTACGATTTTAAGGATTTATATAATAAACACAAACACTACACAGAGAGGTTAGATAGGCTAAAGGTTAAGCAATTTAAGGTGGAACAACACCTAGAGGCTCACCCACAAGACTACACCGCTGTGATTGATAACATGAAGTTAAAGAGTGAGATATACAGGGAAGAGAAGAAAGTACAGCAGGTACTTATGATGATGGAGGTTGTTTTTGAGTAGACTAGAGTACATATACTTAATAAGAACTACTATCCAGAAAGTAATGCTGAGCCTAATAGAAGACAGGGATTTATTTTTAGCAGAATATATTTTAAGAAATGGTTGCTATGATACTTTAGCTTTCTTAAATTATGATGTTAAAAAGTCAGTAGCTATAAGTATATGCAATTATAACAATGTAATTTATTGCCCTGTTGATGACTATTCAGTGGCTGATTATGGTTATCTATACTTTCCAACTTCGGAACTTTTTGCTTTGTGTGAAAGTTTACTGAAAGACAATAATGGTGTATAATTATGGTTAGGAATTGCTACGATATATGCAAAGATGTATTAGGACAGCATTATGACTTTGACGGCTCATATGGTGCACAATGCTACGATTTGGCTAACTATGTTGGTAAGTTCTTTGGAATAACTATGTGGGGTTATTATGCTAGAGATATTGTAGCAGATAATCCAAGACTTTATCAGCTTGCTCTTGTGAAACCTTATGATGGTCAGTTAGAGACTGGTGATATGGTTATCTTCGGTCCTGCCTACGGAAATGAGGCTGGTCACGTTGCCTTTTATGGCTCTGGTGACCCTGCATGGGCTACCTGTATAGACCAGAACCACCCACTAGGTAGTGGAGTAACAGAGCATACATTCAGTATTATAAATCTGAACCCTACCCACATTGTAAGGTTCTATAATCAAGAACCTTATTCAGCAGGAGGCTCTACTTCACATAACCAACCGGGAACTATTTCAGGTAATGATACTACTAAGACAAAATCCAGAACATACCAATTCTGGGAGGTCACCTGTGACGAGACTGAGGTACTAAAGGAAAAAGATGGTGAGTTTATTGAAAAGACTTTCCAATGTTCCAAGTACACAGGGCTGGAAGATGGTGACTGGATAAAGATTGACCGCTGGGACGGCTCAGCTGGTTATATCCGTAAATCCTGTGCCAAACGTAGAGAAGACCTTGACGTAGTGGTAACAACTAAGAAGGACGCTTCTGTGACTAATGACTTACCTTCTGGTACTGCTAACTATGACGGTGGAGACATTTCCTATGGAGGATATGTACTTACCAAAGACAAGATAAGTGCAATGGCTTCTGCTTGTGCCAAGTATGGTATTTGGCTTCCCGGATTTATCTGTCAGACCTATCTGGAAACTAACTGGGGGCAATCTCCCGGAGCTACCTATGCAGGTCCTGAGAATAACTGGGGAGGTCTTACATGGACTGGAAACCCTCAGCGTGAGTCTGGTGTTGTAGTATCACAGGGAGCTCCACGGGCAGAAGGCGGTTACTATATGAAGTTTGCAAGTCTCAAAGATTACTTTGAAGACCATTGTAACCTCATTTCAGACCGTATCGGAGGAGCAGACGCATTATATCACGCAAACAACAAATATGATATTGAAAGCTTCACAAGAGGACTATTCAGACCTGTGGCTAAGTATGATTACGCTGCTGTCGGTCTAGGAGCTTATATAGCTCAGATGAGTAGTATCTACAATGGAATGAAGCCTCAGCTTGATGAAGTGATGGGACACATTAAGGAAGGTGAGCCTTTGCCTACTGCTCCCGCTGTGTCTAAACCAACACTTCCAAAATTTGAACTTCCAAAACCTAAGCTACCACCGCTTAAGACAGGAAACAAAGCAACGGACAGAAGAGCTCGTTGGACATAAGGAGGAAACATGGCGTATAAGCTACCAAAAGAAGACCAGCTGTGTGGAGTAGTTTACAATACTTACACAGGTTACAAGCCTATCCCCAAGGCTACTTGCCCTGCCAACTCAGGAGGGTGTGGGGATAACATTAAAGTAGTTCTCAACTGTGGAAAAGAACCTAAGCAGAACACAGGACTTCATTATATAAATTCAGAAAATACAAGTGAGACAGCTTATGTGACTTCCTCTGGAGAGTCTCCTGTGGTTTCCTTTAGAAGCCCTACAGGATTTGCTAATCCCCTTGTAGTTGACCCAAGTAAGTACACAAGAAGTGATGGTAAGCCCGGAACATTATTTAGTGATGTAATTACTCCTAGTGGCTCAGCCTATGCTAATGCAGGAGGCTCCCCTGTGTCACTTGGAGAAAACGGTAAGTTTACTGTGTCTTATACCTCAGCAGATAATAAAGTTGTTGAAGTAGAATTTACAAAAAATAGATTAGAAAATTAGGAGTAATAAATGTCAGATAAAGTTGTAAATGTATATGTGGGCGAGTGCTTTAGTGATGGAGCACAAGTAGGTGGGGAAGGTAAGTCCTATGGATTAACTCTTACTGGTAATAAACTAAAGCTTGTTGAGAATGGTCAGCAGAGTGAGGTTGACCTACCTGCAGGTGGGGGTTCAAGTAACTATGACTCAGAGGCGTTTGATACTCTGATGTATATGCTTGCAAAAGCTCAATATAACCCAGATAATATTTATTCATCACCCGCAGGTCAGTACACAGTAACTGTAACTGGTAATGGTGATATTGATAATCCTTACTATGTAAACTTTGTCTTTATAGATAAGGACTTGGTAGGAGATAAACTATCTATTGGAGATGTATATAATAAAGATTATAATTATATCACTGATAACTCTACATTTACTAATATAATGTCATCTCCTAAAAACTTCTTTTATGGAGATACTCTTGTTCCTTATGACAAAGTAACTAAACAATTTGATGTCTCAAAATTACCTAAGGGAATTAGAGCTTACCGTCTAAGAGCTGAGAACGTTTAATAGGGGTAACAATGAATAACCAATGGATTGATAACATTCTTAGTAGACAGGAGGTGATAACCTCTGTGACTCTAGTAATCACAACGTTATGTACCTTCCTTGTGACTAAGTTAACACAGAAGACAAAAGAGTCAGTAGCCCATCAAGAGGCTCAGGAAGAAATGGCTAGAAGCAATAAGCGCTCAGCCCTTCGTAATGAATACCTACAAATATATAATTCTCGTGAATTTACTTGGGAACAGAAGTACCACTTAACACGTGAGATTATCACTGCATACTATCTTTTGAATGGAAATCACTACATTCATGAGTTAGACGACGAACTTTACCATAAGAAAGAGGAAGAAGTAAATGAAATTGAGCAACCAACAATATGATATTGCAAAACGTATTATCACTGTAGTTATCCCAGCATTTATCGCTTTGTTAACTGCGTTAGGAGGTATCTACAAGTTTGACCCATCTACTATTATTGGTACTATTTCCGCTCTCACTGTGTTTGCAGGTGTGGTTCTTGGTATCTCAAGTAATAACTATGCGAAAACTCAGGAAGAAGCAGAAAACAAACAAGGAGAACAGTAATGGCTATTAGTTACCAAGATTTTAAGAACAAAACGCTTGGTAATGGCTATGACATTGATGGTTGGTACCAATTTCAATGCTGGGATTTCTATGCAAAGTTCTGTATTGAAAATGGAATACCCTATGCTAACTGTACTGTGACAGGGTTTGTACAAGACCTTTGGGAACAGAGACATAGCAATGGTATTCTTAACTACTTTGATGAAGTTAGTATGTTACAACCGGGAGACTTGGTTATCTTCAAAGTCCACCCTTGGACTCCTTACTCTCACGTTGCTGTGTTTGATAGTGACATTGATGGAGTTTATGGCATGTTCTTAGGGCAAAACCAAGGACCTGATAGTAGCCTAGATAGAGGAGGAGTTGCTTCTCTTGTGAGACTTCCTTATGAAGCTACCTTTGATACAGCCTTCCGTCTTAAACCGGGAGTCGGTGGTCAGGCTAACCAAGCACAACAAACTAGCTCAGCTAGTGGACGAGGCTTCGTAAATGGAGCTCCGGGACTTAAGAAGGACGATTACTTCTTAGATGTATCGGCTTACCAACCAGCAGACCTCACAGCTATGACACAGCAAGCAGGAACTAACAAGACAATCATTAAGGTAAGTGAGCACACTACCTACATGTCAGAGGTTAGACAAGCTCAGGCTGACACCTCTGTGCCTATTGGTTATTACCACTTTGCACGGTTTGGAGGTGACGTAGGACAAGCTCTTGCAGAAGCTAATTTCTTCCTGAGCAATTTACCTAGCAAGCCTGTGAATTATCTGGTCTGTGACTATGAGGATAATGCTAGTGGAGACATGGAAGCCAATACACAGGCTATCTTAGCCTTCATGGACGCTTGTGCAGGTAAAGGTTACCAACCTATCTACTACTCATACAAGCCATATACTTTAGCAAACGTAAACTACAAAGCTATCCTAGCTAAATACCCTAATTCTCTGTGGATTGCAGCCTACCCTAACTATGAGGTAACTCCTACTCCTGTGTGGGAAGTATATCCTACTATGGAAGGTATTCGCTGGTGGCAGTTCACTAGTACAGGTATTGCTGGTGGCTTAGATAAAAACATTGCTATTCTTAGTGATGATATTGCAAACAATCAATTTGAAGAAGAGGAAGACGAAATGACAAACTATGTTATCCGGAGCAATTCAGGTAAGCAAGGTTACCTTGCAATTACTAATGGAATTGTCTGGGGAATTGGAGACATTAAGACTGTAGGTGAGCTTCAAAACGCTAAACACGTACACCTTAACCTACCAGATGGAGATTTTTCACGTTTCATTGACGCACAGAAGTCTGATGATGTGACACAAGAGGCTATCGCAAAAGCTATCGAAGACGCTAACAAGAGCCTTACCGAAGTTATTGCAGGTGAGCCTAAGGAACAAGCCTAAGGGTTTAGGAGGGGGAAATATTTATATGTTTCCTCTTTCTTTTTAATAGGAGGAGTTATGCCTAATAAGAATTTACCCTGTGTATTTCCAGACCCTATGTGCCCTCCTAAGGAAGACGGGACTAAGTGGACTGAGCAGGAATTGGCTAAAAATGAGCAACTCATGGAAGCCTATAAGCTAGACCTGTGTAAATGGATTGATGAGAAGTGCAACTACAATGGAGGTATCACTCCTGAGGAAAAGTCTGAGTATGAGCGCAAGCTACTTGCTTATAACAATGCCTTGGCACGATACAAAGAGCTCCTTGAGCGCTATGAAACCTATCTCATCAACAAGTCTGAGTATGATAAGAAGTTAGCCTCTTATACAAAAGAGCGCAACGCTATCCAGGCTGAGATTACTCGTATCACTAAGGAAAACGAAGAGCGGACTAAGCGTAATAAGGCTAAGCAGGACAGATACACAGCTGATAAGGCTCAATATGACAAGGATATTGTAATCTATCGTCAGAAGAAGAAAGAGTACGATGAGGCTGTTGACCCTGAGCGTAGACGTAGACTTGAGAATGAGGCACTACAACAAGCCCTAGACCGTGTGCAACGTACCACACGCATGAACGTATTTACCTATGGCTCTAGCACAGCTGGAGGCGCTTATACTCATGTAAGCTCAAACGGTAACAACTTTGAAGTACAATGGCGCATGGTAAACACAGGGCGTATCGTAGGTACTGGTACTGTTCGTGGTAATGTAGAGTATCGCTTTGTGAGACGGGAAGATAGAATTGAGGCTTACATTGTAGCCTATACTATCCAGTCTGTGCAATATCAGATGAACCCTAATGACACTTGGGCTTCTGCTGGAGCTGTGTTTACAATCAATAATCACCAAGGTCAGCCTATCTGGTCAAGGAGTTATGACCCTTATCAAAGCTTCTCAGATACACCAAATAGGCGTGTGGTTATGGAGCGACAAACACCTATCTACCAAACAGGCCAGCCTGATGGTCAGGTGGTTATCTTCTCTACTTATGACTCATGGATTGCTGAGCCTACCTCAGGTAGCTTGAATGTGAACTTTACTATGGACCGACTTGATGTCCAAGTACCTCATATCCCAATCCCACCTAAGCCAGAAGAGCCGAAAGAGCCTCCTAGACCTGTACTAGAGCCTCAGCTACCTGTGCCTAACTTACCTAATAACCCACCACAAGAGCCTCCTAGAGTTGATAAACCTAATCACCCCGGAGAACCTCCTGTGCCTCCTACTCCTAGACCTCTTAGACCAAGACCAAAGCGTCCTTGTAAGATATGTAATGAGTGTGAGGAATGTGAGAATATCGGTAGAGGACCTGATGTCTGTGAAGACCTTAAGGCTATTGCACAAGAGCGCTACCAGAGAGCAGGAGTTCATGAGCTTAGAAATAAGTATGTAGTGAACCTGCCTAAGGTTATTAGACGTTCAGCTTATGGGCTCTGGTGTGTTACCAAGAATATTATCAACCAGCTCTGCCATGTAGGAGAAGAGTTTGAATGCCTTAGACAGCAAACAGACCAGCTTCGTAAAGAGCAGATGTGTATCCAGAACGCACAGCAGGCTTCCTGTGAGCGTTTAAGTAAGATTGCTAAGAATAACCTTGACATAGGTAATACAGTGCGAAATAGGCTCATCCAGAAGCTCAGAGACGACGCACAGAAGAGGTCTGTAGAGATTGCTAACCAAACAGTAAGAATGAACATGTTCCCTAGAGGTTCACAAGCAGGTTCAGGTACTTACACAAGAGTATCCACCTCAGGAACTAACTTCACTATTGAGTGGAACATGGTAGGCGGAGCTGTAATTGGTAATGGTAGCATTAATGGTACTGTAGAGCGTGAGTTCAGGCTCAATACTACTACAGGCTATGTAGAGGCTTTCCTTAAGGCAGTTACTATCACCTCTGTGAGATATGAGCCTACAGGAGCTATGACAGGGGCTTCTACAGCTACCATGGCTGTATTTGATGGAGCAGGCAATCAGGTTTACTACAAAGCCTATGACCCGTTCCGTTCCTTTAGTGAAAGCCCTAATCGAAGAATTGAGTATAATAGAACAGTACCCCTACAGACCACAGGCTCTACAGGAGGAGCTGTTCACGTATTGTCTACTAGAGATACTTGGCTTTATGACCCAACCTATGGTCAGCTTGAGGTAAACTTCACAAGGGATAACCTAATCCCTATTGAAATCCCTCATGTACCTGAAATACCTAAGGTTGAGATTGATTGTGGAAGCTGTGAGGTGAAAGAATTTGACTGTTAAGGAATGTAGTTCCTGTGGAGATAAGTGTGGGCACTTTACATGTCAGGCAAGGAAATATGCTTTGTGTGACTGCCCCACTATTACTCCCGGAATGGACGCATGTAACGCTTTACATGACCTAAATGATAACAAGATTAAGCTAATGGCACAGCGGAATGAAGCCCTACTAGCCTGTGATATTCCTAAGTTCTTAGGCAGGCTATTCAGGGGTATCTCCTGTGTCTACAAGAATATGATATTACAGCTGTGTTGGATTATTAAGAATATCTGCTGTATCTATTCACGCACTAAGGTTATTGATGATAACAACAAGTGCATTAACCAGAAGCAAGAGAAAATGGTTCAGGGAATGAAAGACCTGCAAGCTCAGATGAATAAAATCCTTGAGCTTTACAATCAGTATGCCACAACTAAGATTGTGGTAGCTGACAGCTCTTTTGAAGGACTTGTAGCCACTCTTGAAGCACTACCAGAGGAGGAGCTTTAATGGCAGACTGTGTAACTTGTATGAAGTGCAAGTTCAAGGAGTGTCAATGCGATAATGGTTGCAAACCTAAATGTATAGAGATTGGCAAGACCTGTGACGATACCTGTGACAAGGTTAAAGCCTTACACAAAGACCTACTAGAGCCTATAGCTCCTATGTTTGAAACAGGTATGCCCTGTGACATGAGGGAGCTTAGCTCTAAAGGGTTTAGTAATGTATTTATGTTTGTAAACAACTTTATAAACGTACTGTGCCATACCCTTGGACTAACTAACATACTCAATGACCGGATTAAGGCAAATAAAAAGAACCTAGAGGCTCTTAATACAGCTAATGGGGTTCTGTGTGGACGTATCAATGAGATTACAAGAAATGCTAATAAGCTGGTCACTGCTTCTAACTCTACTGTGTCTGACGCTATTGCTTATAACAATAAGCTTAAGAGAGAGTATGATGAGCAAGCTTCCTTTGTTAATGAGTATAATAAAGGTGCTTTAGCTAAGTTCCAGCAAGATAGGCAAGAGTATGCAAACCGTATCTCTATCCTACAAGCTAACTTGACCAAGGAAGGTTTCCCTCAGGCAGTAGCTAGTCAGTACCTTCAAATTTCTCCTAATGCTGTAATGGCTAAGACAATTAGAGGACGTAAGCTGGCTAATGATACTAAAGAGCCTGCAAGTGTTAATCCTATCCCTGACATTTCTACCTTTACCTCAAATGAATTGGTCTATACCTATTTAAAAGAGCGTGAGGAAATGACGGTAGACTTTGCAAATGCAACTACTATTTTATCAGGGAAAGAGATTTCATCTATCAAGATGAGAATTACTCTTGTGTCAACTGAGCACCCTAAGAAGGCTGTGATTATTGGAGTACCTACTAATCCATATAAACAAATCACTATTCACACAGAAGGTAGCAATGAACAATATAGCTCTGAGCTTACTGTGGAGACACGTTTCTTTACTGCTGATGGTAAGGAAGTTAAGCCTACAAACAGGGAAACAGCTATCCTAAATCTGCAACCATTTGGTGCTGAGTCAGGTCAGGGTACTTATTTCACTGTTGATACAGCATATACTGTACCTATCAATGGCTCTTATGTATCAGCACAGAATGGCAGACTAAGTAACTACACAAGAAATCCTCTTGGAGAAGGTCCTCAGGCTATTGTGTGGGGAGTATTTGTAGATGTTATCAGGTTTACTGTAGGAAGCTACAAGAAGAATGTATCAGGATTTAACCTGAATACAGCTCCTGTGATAAGTTCAATGCCAGTAGCCCCTTATCAGGCTAAGCTGAAAGAACTGCCTCCTGAGCCTTCTTACATCAACATTCATGAGAGCACAGGCTTCCTGAATGAGCTGAACTGTGGTAGCTGTACCCTAGCCCCTCTAAGAGAGTGTAAGACAGCCTGCTCTGTGTGTCCTCCTGTAGGAAAAGAGGCTCAGCTTGCTAAGACTAAGGGACTTGACTATATCACAGTAACAACCTTTATTGACACTGCAACTAATAAACCTATAGCACCAGCTGTTCATGAAAAGAGCACTTTCTGTGCCCCTACTCCTGACTCAGTATGGTATAATGGTAAGGGATATACTTTATTGCCTAATAAGCAGACTACCTCTGAGTTTGTAGAGGGAACTGATAGCCTGTTAGGTAAAGGTATGATTAGAACCTGTGTGAACTACTACAGCACAGGAGGAAAGGAAACTAACTAATGACTTGTAACAAATGCTATGAGTGTGATTGTAATGATGGACGTGACTACTGCCAAGATTGCCTTCCTGATGAAGGTACTTGGCTAATTGTCAAGTCTGAGAAGCCCGACCCATTCTATGCTGACCGCAACCATGCTTACATGGATAGCAATCAAGATGTATGGATTTTAAACCGTGCTAGGGACGCTATGATTAAGCTTAATGGTACAGGCTCTGGTAATGGAGGTAAAACTTATAAAGCAGGTCAAGGTATCACTATTTCACCTGATGGAACTATCTCTGCTGTAGTCACACAGGATAGAGACACTATCACCACTGTGAAGCCCGGCAATGGTATTCTGGTAGCTAAGACTAATAATGATTACACTGTGTCACTAGACAGCACAAAAGTACCTACTAATGAGCGCCTAGAGAATGTAGAGCGCCAAATTGGTGAGCTTAAAGCCCCCAAAGGTGTAGCCTCTGTGTCAGTAATCGGTAAAGACGGGATTGTTAGTACACAGACAGCCACTAAGGATTGGGAAGTTAAACTTGACCCTGCTGTAAAGGCTAACATTGATAAAATTCCAGCGTTAGAGACAAAGGCTGTTGAAGTTCCTCTTGTGAACTACATCAACAAATACCATGGTAACGGCTGGGTAGGTAAACGTGACGAAGGTAGTGGTTATTATTCTGCTCCATTGTATTATTTAACAGATAAGAAGTCTTTAGGAGAATTAGGTTTCTCTGTAGGAGACAAGCTTTATATTAAAGCCAAGTTTGATGTTAATACAATCTCAGCTATCCCTGCTACTGCTCAGCTTGCTCTGGAAGCCTACGACATGGCTAATCCGACTAACTGGTATGTAGGCTGGCTTGCAGGTAAACAGTCTATGCAGGCTAAAGGTAATGAGATTACCTACACATGGACTCTTGCTAATAAAGACCTTAAAGTAAATGCCCTTAATGTTCGTATTGACGGTATTGATATTAAGACCTTCCCTGTGAGATTTACTTACCTGACATTGACTACCAAGCCTGTGACTGATAGTATTCCTGAGCCTTCTGGTACTTTACTTGTTGGTGCTGATAACCTCATTAAGGGCACTAGAGACGGCTCTGCTAACACCTATGGAGCTCCTAATGGGAACTACTTAGGACTAGCTATCAGTGAGAAAAATAGAGGCACAGGAACTGATACATTTGATACCTTTGGTGCTCAGCTAGGCTATCCTCTCAATCCGGGAACTTGGTACACAGTGAGCTTCTTTGCTAAGGCAACTAGTGAGATTACTTTTGGTAATCACCTATTCTCACCTGCAAAAGTTTGTATTGTTTATAGCTCCACAGGAGGTATGAACACAAATATTGATGGTGATGTTACTGTGAAAGTAAATGCTAACTGGGCTCTATACACAGTAAGCTTCCAAGTATATAATACAGCACCATTTACACCTAAAATTCTTTTAGGACGTATGAAGGCTGATGTACCTAACAATACTGTGCTACAGATTGCTGGTGTATGTTTCTATGAGGGAACAGGTCCTCGTTCTTGGGGAGCAAGCTCACTAGACGTACCAAGCAATACCGATGTCACAGAAGGTATTAACAGGCTTAATACTACTGTACAAGGACTTAGCACCAAGGTAACTGCCCTAGAAGGAAGAGCTGATAATGATACTAAGTATTATGCAGGAAACGGCTTGAGCCTTAATGGTACTACCTTCTCTGTGAATACTACTGACCTACCAACGTTCGGTGACTTGGCTACTAAGGTAGAGCGTTCAGAGTTTAGGTCACTACAGAATAAGTATAACAGCCTAGAGACAGCTGTGAAGAAGCTTCTCGAAGACCTTAAAAACTCAGGTGCTTGGGAAGTTGGAGGTACTGACATTCTTGCTGGTAGCCTTAAGACTGACCGTCATATTGCTACAGGTAATATTAACGTATTTGGTGGAACACCTAATGGAAACAGGGCTATCCGAACAACTAACACGCTCAACGCTGGAGACCTTGCTGGAGGAGTAGAGTAATGCCAACATTCAACACAAAGGAAGAAGCCCTTACTTGGGCTAAAGCTAATACAAAGTTCAGACTCGAGAGCACAAACGCCTCTGAGTTTAAGGTACGTTCAGGCTGGGATAATGCTTCCGCTGTGTGGGAAGAAAGAGCTGGAGAATTTGTGGTAGGTAAGGGTGAGGTTCAGTTCCAAGTCATTCCTAGCTTTGGTTACAAGGGAGACAAAATCATTATTAACAACCTACAGATTTATGTAGGTAATGCTAAGTATGAGGTTCTCCCTGTGAACCCTTCTGGTACTGACGCTAGAATGAAATTCACTGCCCTTGACCAGCTTGTGATTGAGAAGCAGTTCCCTATCACAGGAGGCTTTAATGAGAATGTAAACAGACCATTTAACAAGGCTGTAGAGCTTAACCTGTACACTACTAACTCCTCAGCTAGTGTAGCTAAGCTTGAGCATAGCTGGTTTTCAGGAAACAAAACCTCTGAGATATTCTTAAATTGGTCTATACCATCTGAGATTATTATTTCACCAGCTGTGATGATTAAGCCTTGGGCTATCAGACAGACAGCAGGAGGTCAGTTTACCTCATTCACTACGCTCAATAAAGATATGAAAGTATATGCTAATGGAACATGGAAAGTTCCTCCGAACTCAACTATTGAACAGAGCAAGGCTAAGACAGAAGGATTTGGAGCTAACCGTATCTACTTAGACAATAAATGGATAGCTCAAGGAAAGGTAGGAAGATAATGGCTTCATACAAAGAAGGATATAAGGATAAGTGCTGGTATGAGGATTGCGCCTGTGAGGACATTTACCCAGCAGACTGTGACTCTCTAAGGAAAGAGAACAACGAGGGTATCGGAAGATATGCCTGTGCAGCCCAAAATCAGGACTGCTATGATAAGAATTTTTTTAAACGTGCTTTTCAGAAGATTGCCTGTCAATTTGAGCATGTTATCCAGAATATCTGTGCTATTTGGGACTTGCTTCAATGTATCACAGAGTACCTGAAAGCTCAAGGTAATCAGGGCTATGAAACTAAGTATTACCGACACACAGGAGTAGAAGGACAAAACTTCTACAAGCCTATCATGACACGGTATGCTATCAACCTCTACAAGGACTCAGAATATGGCTGGGATACCCAAGGAGGCATTGATGATGGTAAGCGCGGTACTTTTGACCAAGACATGCACTGCTATATCCGCTGGTGTGCTGACGGTAATGAGCTGAACCCTGCTGTGGATAATACAATGACCTTTGTAGTCCGCACAGACGGTGAGGGCTGGCAAGGTGATGAGTCTGATATGGTTAAGCAACGTGGTATCCACTGGCAAATGACAGGGCTCACAGATGGAGCTATGCCTTGCTCAGACACCATTGTGTTACCTAAGGGACAGCATATTGTACTAGAGGTTATCCAGAACAATACTTCATCAGGTACATTCCGTGTGCATAATATCAAGGTTGAGTATCGCCCTATTCCGGGAACAGGACTTCCTGATTGCTTGAAGACCCCAGAAGTACCTAAGAAGGACTGTAATTGCTAAAAATAAAAAGACCTTAATTGGTCTTTTTTTGTTGTAATCTTTTTCTCTGACGCTCTTCCTTTGCACGGTCCTTAGCTCGTTCATACTCTTTCAGAGCCTTCATGAGCCTAGCCTTAGCCTCTTTCACAGTAGGCTTCTTCCTTTTCCTTCCGTGGCGTGTGGTAAGGGTGTTTCTAGCAAGTCCTACAGCCTTAGACAGCTTCTTTGTCTCTTGCAAATCAGCAATGATACGGTAATACAGGTCTTGTTCCTTACGGAGCGTCTGCTTCCGCTTGGTGGTATATTCTGTGCGAAGCTTGCTCTTAGTAGATTTAACAGCCGCTAGTAGCTTGACTTCACGCTCAAGGGCAACATAGCGTTTGATAGCCTCATCAAGGGAAATCTCATTACCCTCTGTGTCATAGAGAGTGCCATCTTCTCCGACTACTCTGTTTGGGATATTTCGATTTAACTCGAATATTTCTTTTTCGTAACCTTCATCAAATATTTTTGCTGACATAGAACCACGCCTCTTCCCCGTTTATTTTACTAAGTACAGTAATGTCTCCATTTTTCACAGTTGAATAAGGGTAGCCTCCTGACCATTCACGAAGTTTCTCATTTCTAGTCTGAATAGACTCTACCTCTTCCTCAAGATAGCAGTCTCCCATTTCATCTATATATTTTATTATATAGGAGGTTAATGTTTTCATTTTTTATCCTCTCAGGAATTATAAAATCCTCTTTCTTCATAGTAAGTTTTTCATAGTCACCAATTACAGGAGGGACTACCCTCCTATTTTGGTAACTCCACCATCTAAAGTCAATATTAGATATGTAGGTAGTCAATTCACTCCTGTGTTCTAGCCTTCCGTAGACATCATATAACTGAAACAATGCCTCACGTTTCATAGGGCTTATCCTCATGATTACTTTACACTCAGGCATTAGGTATAGCATATTGGTAAGCTCTATGTTTCTTCCAGAGTATCTTGTTACACAGCTGAGAGCCCTAATCAACTTAGTATACCCTATCCCCTTATCCACAACTATTCTAGGTATAGTAGATAGGAAGCTACCAAGAGAGTTTTCAAAGTAGCTCTCCCTACCATGTACCCTCAGTCCCTGTGCCAGTCTGTAGGCTTCCTCTATAGTGTAAAACCCTCCCGGAAGGCTATATTCCATTAGAGTATCATAGTCCTTGACATATATGTTAATGAACACAGTGAGTAGCTTGTCAAAGGTATCAGCGTTTTTATATACCTCTAATAGGTGCAATATCCGCTGGACATTTTCCTTTAGATAAAAGAGAGGTGGGAACTCTCTAGGGTCAAGCGTAATCTTACTGTCTGTAAGACTAAGTGCCCCTTCAAATGAGTCCTTACCTCTCTCTAACCATGAATTGACTTCCTCAATGAATGTATCGTAAGTAGGCTTAGTCGTCCCACTCATCATCTTCGTCATCATCATCTGCGTATTCGTCTTCATCATCTTCGACATCACCAGCAGGTTCAATAGCTACAACGTCCCATTGAGGCTTGTCATTGTAAGGCTCACCTTCTTCAAGGGTAATGTTCACATAGCGGTCAATAAAGTCCTCTGTGTCCATTTCACCTTTAGGGTCAATTCCTACAGCCTCTGCAAGGTCATAGAGGTCTGAGCGACCAAATGCTGTATCAAACATACGGAAGCCATAAGTATTAGTATCAGTACCAAAGTCTCCACGGAATGTTACCTTATAGTAAGGCTTCTTGCCTGTACCTGATGGCTCTACCCATTCAAAGGCTTGGATAACTACTGTGAAAGTTCCTTCTGTATAGGTGAAGGAAAGTCCTTCGTTCTTTTCTGCTGTAAATTTGATTTTTGACATGATTATATCTCCTATTTATTATTTTTCTTCTGATTTCTTAGTAGCACGTTTGCGTTTTGGTTTTTCTTCTGTCACAGGGGCTTCTTCCTCTTTAGCAGGCTTAGCCTTCTTAGCGGTTTCTCCTGTGATAAGTTTAGTGAGCTTAGCCCACGTAGGGTTCTTAATCTTGTTAGGAATTTCAATTCCCGGCTTGCGTGTAACTTTAGTAGTCAAGATAGGGTTACCTGCTACCTGAGCAATATAAACTTCCTCAATGGATTTCTTGCCATTTTCAAAGGTCTTCTTGTTTTCCTTCTGTGTATGGGCTACAATCCGTGCAGAGGCTTGCAAGTAAGAGCGAACAGCTGGGGATACGTTAGGGCAGATTACCCGTGGTACATCTTCTCCCTCATCTTCCTCAACGTTAATACTCATTTCCTGTGCAAGTACAAGGACGTTCTTACCATCATAGCTAAAACCGACCAGCTGGTCAACAAGTCCTTTGAGCAATGGAGAAGCTTCTCCATAATGCTGGATTTGCATTTTATCCACTTTGTATTTTTCCATAATATGTTTGTAGCACATTTCTTGGACATTTGTAAAGTGGTCAACAGCAATGCTTTCATAATCGCCTGTCTTAGCGATTGCAAATGCTTCAAGAATGTCTTCCCAGTTGTAACACTCAGCTACATCAACATTATCAGTGGGGCTTACAGAAGCTAACCCACGGTCAGTGTCAATGATGAGAGTTTTACCCGGAAGTGAGTTGATTACGGAAGTATTGTGAGTTACTACAAACTCATTAGACAAGTACAAGCTTTCAGGATTATCTACCTTAATACACATCATAGGTAACTTCTTATTAAGCTTTGTAACTTTAGCAATACCAACCATTTCATAGCGTCGTCTTAAGCAGTTGCCCTCAACAGCTAGAGAACGTTCTTTCTTCCTAGGCAATGTGAATAGTGATTTACGTTCACGTGGAGGTACTCTAAGTCCAATGTCATATCCTGTACGTTTCCCTTCACGTTCATCTACATATACATAAGTCTCATACCCAAGACTTCTTACAAGAAATACTACATCATCTGCAAGCCTAGGGCTTACTGTGTAATATGAAGGGTGTGCTCCAGAATGCTTAGGTGTTATAGAACCATCATTATCCATTAGTCCTTGGAGGAGCTCTCTACGAACTTCTACACTATTAAATAGGTATTCCTTAGGAATAAACTTCTCATGAGAATACTTACCAAGCAACTCTGTGAATACCTCTTCCGTTTTGATAATGTGTCCTTCTTTTCGAAAAGTATAGCTAAAATTCTTATCTGAGTTCTTCTTGTAAGTAGCCCCTAAAATCTTAGCAACTTTTTCTACCACAAAAATGTCATCGGAGCATAGTGTGAGAGGTTTAGAGCGTAAAGCTCCATTTGCAATAAAAGTTCCTACAAGATAAGGGTGTACCTTAACTTCTTGCTCCTTGAATTGGACGTAGCTATGGGTAGGAATATAAAATCGGTTACGAGTAATCCCTCCCTTTTTGATAGTAACACCTGTGTCAATAATTTCACGTAATGTATAATCCTTAAGACTATTTCGTGAGGTTACTGTGGTCCAGATGTGCTCATCATTACAGATTACTGTACGTCCATCTGCTAGAGTTACTTCATATGCGTCAATCTCTCCTTGTGGGAATGTTCCAACTACTTTTGTAGGCTTACCAAATCGGTCAAATACATAATCACCGACTTTTAAGTCACCAAAGCGTTTAGGTCCACTAGGGGTGTAGATTTTGTTTTCTACATATTCTGCCTTGCCTGAACCAGATTTTCCGAACAACACGGTCATTTGATGCAGGCGTACCGTAGACAATGATTTTAGTTTCATTGCAATATCTCCTTTTGTTTAGTTCTAATATAGTGTATCACAGGGATTTATTAAAGTCAATACCTTTTTGCTAAATTTTTACAAAAAATTCATCATTTTTTATATAAAATTGCTCAATAGTTCTTGACCCATATTCTAGGAGGTTTCCTCTCCCCCAGTCATAGTTGATATGTCCTGTGTTATTGATGATAAATTCAGGGGAGTAACCATTCTTCTGGTAGACATAAATCTTGTTACGCCCCTTGTTATAGCGATAGAGAGCTCTGAGAGTAAGCTTACTACCCTGAGCCATTTCACGGTCAATAAAGCTTGCTCTAATTACCTTCTTATTTACCCGTCGAGCCATATCCACCTCTATTCTCATTACCTAAGTGTTTTACTGGTAAGAAAATGAGGTCAGGCTGATTTCTAAAGATACGGAACTGACACACACGCTGACCAGCTTCAAGCTTTCCGTCCCGTGTGGCATAGAACATAGCTCCCCAAGTATCATCATCACCGTTATAGTCATTATCAATGATACCTACAGAGTTAGTTAGTAACAGCCCTGTGTTCTTAAAGGTACTTGAGCGAGGATATACATGAGCCTCAAAGCCTACAGGTAGTTCCATTGCTACTCCAAAGTCAACCTTGACTGTATCTCCTGCCTTATACTCAATATCATAAGGAACATACATATCTACGCAATCACCGTTGACCGCCTGTGTTCCAAACGAGTATTTAGTGTCCTTGTATCGCACACGGATAAGAGACTCCTTAGGGTAGCTGTTATACTTACCAATATCACAGAAGAACATCAGTAGCATAATCAGAAATAGTACCCCGATAATAACATACTCCATTACTGACCTCCGTTATTGTCCACATATTTAGCCTTCAAGGAAGCGATAAGCTCATCTAGGCTCTTGTTCACCTTGTTGTTAGCCTCAAGGGCTTCATCAAGCTTCTTACCATAGTTCTCTGTGGCTTTTGTAATCTTAGTCACACGGTCTTCTGTGTCTTTCTTTAGCTTAGTGAACTTAGCCTCAACACTCTGTGTATACAGGAATGAAAATCCAAGGGCAATTACCAAAGCAATGTTAATAATAGTGTTAATGTTTTTCTTAATGAATGTCATACTCATCTCCAATCAATTTGTTAATCAGGGTAATCATGTTATCAATACCCAATAGGTAACTTTCTGCCTCAGTTGTGAGCACAGAATTAGCAATAATCAAATACTGAGGATAGGTCATAGCCTTATACTCCTCAAACTCAGGGAATTTTGCACAAGACACAGAGTAATATACTCTATCAGCCTCTTCCCTAGCTTTGTGTAGGAACACAAGAGCCTTTTCAAGGTCATGTTTCCCGTTCTTGTCTTTATAGCGCCATACATACTTCACAGCTGAGGCAATAAGGGGGTTTAGTCCATAATGTAGCCAGAAGTCCCAGCACTCCATTTTATTACCTTTCTGTGTATAACGCTGAGGATTTCTAATTTCCTCCATTTTTAGCCTCCTGAACCGCTGAACGAAGCTCTAGGTCTTCTTCCTGCTGGTCTTTTCTTCCTTCAAAGTAAGCTTTCTTAGCTAAGTCAGCTCCATCATCTTTTGTGATATAGCTCTGCTCAACCTCCTCAATAGGCATTGTGTGCTCTTGAATATGGTATGAGTAAGCTAGTGCCCCGATTATAAAGCCTAGGGCTACGGCAAACAAGTATTTCCACATATCAGTCCCTCAATAAAATTCCAATAACTCCTAGTGAAAACACAACAAGTCCTAGTCCCACAAATAGTAGTTGTAGTGGTGTCTTCACATAAATCAGTAGTAAGAGTACCCCTGAGCCAACTACGAGTGTACAAGCTAAGATTAACAATACTCCCATGATACCTGAAAGAAGTTCTCTCCACATATCAATCTTCCTCCAAAAAGTTCTCAGCTACAAAGGTATCAAAGTCCTCTGTGACAATTCCTTGCCATACCTTGAATAGTTCATCATAGATGTCAGGCATGTAGTCTCCATACTTATACATTTTGAACTCAGGATTTTGCTCAATCATTCGTACCAACATACAGAACTGCTCAAAGAACTCATCACACAGAGCCTCACGGTAAGGCATATCAATAGCAAGGTATTTGTAGGCTCTACCTACCAGCTTCTCCTTAGGATTGATACATTCAAACACAAAGTTTCGCACATTGTAGCCTAGCTTAGTCATGACATACATATACATGTTAGCCTGTAATGATAGCACCATTTTATCCTGTGCAGGTTTTGTGCTATATGTCTTATAGTCAACCAAGGTCACAGAGCCGTCTTCATTAGTCCGAACTGCGTCTACATATCCGATAAATCCTACCTCTGTGCCAATACCGATTTCCTCTGAAATATCAAGAGTAATCTCTTTTTCAACCTCAGTAGTCTTGAATAATCCTTCAAATCCGAAGTGCTCAAAGTAACGCTCAGAGGCTCTAATTCCTCCGTCAATACTTTCCTGTGCAAAGTCTACAACAGAGGCTTGCTTTAGTGCTTCCTTACTATCTGTGCCTGTAGCTACAAGCTCCATGACACGGTGCATAACAGTTCCTCTGTCCATGTACACAGTGTTGACTTTACCCTCTTTTGGTTTGTACTTAGCAATATACTTGCACCAGTGTTTCCAAGGGTTTTCTAGGTAAGTGTTTACCCGTGAAATACTATATCTATTCATGATATTCCTCTTTCGTAATATGCTGTGGATAAACTATCCATTAACATAGACCGCTTTAGCATGCGTGGTTTGAATACTGATACACTATAAGGGTCTTCATCTGAATTTGCAAAACCTATTTTCAGCTTCTCCATATCAAGTACAATGACATTTCTCATAAGCTCAGGATTTTCTAGTAGCTCCTCAAAAGAGTCAGGCACAGGGAACTTAAACCTTACTAGTTTATAATAGTCATCTTCCATAAGCTCTAGTAGGAACTCCTTATGCTCATCATTAAGCTCCACTACTTCATAGCTGACACCGTACTTATCAAGAGTTTTCTTATACTCTCTCACCTGTGCCAGTACATTTATGCGTGATAGCTTTTGTGTTGAGTAATAAGGGTTAATCACAATCTCAACTGCCAAATAGTTCCTCCTCCTTAACCAAAATCATAATGATATGGTTTCGTGTAGTCAAACGCTCCACAGGGATACACTTGTCCAGATACTTAAACTCTTCTGTGTAGTCACTTGTGTAGCCTTCATAGCGAAAGCAGTGAGGAACTACTGTATTATCTTTGCTAAGGTAGCCAATCTCACACTGAGCATGCTTGCTTAGCTTATCAATAATATCTCCTATAGTCATTTACTTGCCCTCTTGCTCTAACTGGTCTGTAAGGCATGCTGAGCATGGTGTCACAGGGAAGCCCAGGAACATTGCCAGCACTTTATTCATTGCTCGTGATTGCTCAATAAATCCATACTTGGCTTTTAGGTTAGATAGGTCTACCTGCCATACCTCAAATGAGGTAATAACTGCTGTGAACATGTGCTTAAGGAGACACCACATATCAGGGTTTCCTTCCTCATTAGCCTGTTCCTTTAGTAGCTTCATTGCCTTACGTCTGTTATCTGTAGTTTCCTTCAAAAGTAGCTCAGTCTCTCTTAGAGCTTCATCTACCTTCATAATCTCATCTTGGTCTTCCTTTGCATTATCAGCATACCAGAATGAGAGCTTATCCTCATATTTCCGTACAAGGATATTCATGTGATACTCAGAGGCACAGAGGTTCATGATATTAGTAATCAGGTCTTCTGTGATACCTACTGAGCTGTCTTTGTTTACTGTCATTTCAGTCTAAGCTCCTTCATAAAGTTTTCTACATCTAGGTCATCTTCTTCAAAGTCGTCTTCATCTTCTTCGATTACATCAACATCTTTCACAGGCGCTTCTACTCCGAACAGTTCTCTGTGTAGCATTTCCTTATACTCATTAAGCTTCTTCTCATACTCCTGTGCATTAGGTGTCATGCGGTCAGAATAGTCCTGTAGAGCCTCAGCAATGACCTGATTTCTCTTAAGCCCTAAGTACCCGGAGAGCGTCATAAGGCTGTCTGCAAGCTCTTTAGGGAGCTCTATCTGCATTTTGATACTTTTCTTTGGCATTAAAGTACCACCTCCTCAATTTCTTCCCTATCTCCATAGTAGATTTTATAGTTCAGGGTAGTTTCCCTAATCATACATTCAAACATACAGGTGTGTGAGATATATCTTACAAGGATATTATCCCCTACATCTACTGAGAACTTAAGAGATACATAGTTCTTAGGTAAGGCATGCTTGAGGTTAAATACCTCCATAGCCGATAGATACCTCCCAACCTTATCTCCAAATTCACGCTTGATATATCCTGTGCCCTTTATCCAGTTATCCATGTAGTAGGTGTTCTTGTCTGTGACTAAGACATATTTAGGGTTAAACTCCTTTTGCTTTTCACAGTAGCCCTCGGGGTCTATCAGGAAGGACTTCCTATTCTGACGTTTAATGTCTCGGTACTCCTTCTCTGTGTAGCAATTCTTATCCCAAATTATCATGCTTAAACTCCTTTAGAGCTTCATCTACTTGAGCTAAAGTAACTGATAACTTCTCCTTTAGAATAGCATTAAGTCTTTCGTCCTCAGCAACTCTATCCACTAATCTAATTGTATAGTTCACAGCGTTGGTTACATTCTGTGAGATAGGGTATATATCAGAATTTTCATTCAGTATAGTTTCCATTACCTGTTTATTAGTGAAAACATCAGTAACCTTTTTCACAGAGAAGGTGAACAGGTCATCTGTTACCAGAATATAGTCACCCTCCTTGGCTTGGACTATGTTTCCTCCAGCATAAGTGTAGTGTTCGTTTCCTTCCTTACATTCTACAATGTGTAGGCACTCAGGGAGTATTCCCCATTTATTACAGTATTCTTTAATCATCTTTTCCTCCTTAGTGAATACCCCAGCCCTTGCCGATTTCTACATCAGCCACCATTGGAACACAGAGCTTATGTAGCTTAAACAAGGAAGGGTTCTCCATGTGGTTCTTTACTATCTGAGAGGCTTCTTCTGCATAGTCTTCCTTAGCCTCTACTAATATAGCGTCATGCACAGAGCCTAATACTCTTGCTCTTGAATGGTCTAGCTCATCTGAGAAAACTATATCCGCTAGAGCTGAGATACAACAGTCACTAGCAAAGCCTTGTACAGCTGAGTTAAGTGACTGTCTTTCAGCAGAAGACTTCTTAGCCCAATCATCAGACCAAATATCTCTCAAGAAACGTTTCCTGCCAGACGGAGCTTCAACATATCCTTTATTACTAGCAAAGTCAATGTTCCTTCTGTGCCATACCAGTAAAGTCGGATAGGCTTCAAAGAACTTACTTCGGAACTCCTCAGCTTCCTTGAGTGATAAATTCAATCCATAGGTTTTTGCGTAATTCACGAACGATTTTGCTTGCATACCATATAAAAAGCCGAAGTTACAGTTTCCTTGTATTGATACTTTTCCATTATGGCGTATAACAATATTATGTTCAGGAACGGTTACACAGTAGACATTGTAATTAGTCTTGTGGTGAGTTCGTGTGTCAATATCCCTACTTTCAAACCTACTCAGAGGCTTTTTAGCAAGATTATATGACAACTCCCAAGTATTACTTACATTATCATGAGCTTCCTCTCTTAGAGCCAGTCTTGCGCGGACACCTGATTGTATCGCCATTATCTGCATTTTATCTAAAGTTTCCTTATTTGTTGAGGATACTAGTATTAGACCAAACTTATTTATATGACCGTCCCAATGACCTGCTTCCTCAAGGTACACAAGAGGGTTTAGCTCAGTAAGAGAAGGCTCAAGAAGAGTTTTATCCTCGGTACAGTATCTCTTTACAAGGTTTAGTAATTTAAAGTCACTTAGTGTAAAGAAACTTACCTTTAACTTACCTTGTATTTTAGGCTCACAGGATACTCCTAGCTCTTTTAGCAACCACCTAAACCTATCAATCTTGCGTTTCTTTGTAAACCCAAATCTGATAGCGTTCTTTGAAGAACTGTAACTTCCGTCTGCAACAAAGCAGGCTACAAATCTTGTCAATTTATCATCTATGAACTTATTTTTATCATAGTTGTAATAACCAGCATTTACCCAAGCATACTTAGATTGCCCATGACCTGCCAGCTCTTCAAAAGGAATCTTTTTCATGTATTTTCTAGTATTCTGTACTTGAATAATACACTCATGATTTGGTGTCAGTTTTAGTGAGGTGTTTTCATTCTCAAATACACAGATTTTCTGGTTTGGTATCATTCTAAAGTCTAACGGTTCTGTGTAACTGATTTCTTGTGACTCAATATTATACTGAGCTACCCTAGTTACTCCATCATACATATTAAATGGCACAAACCCTTTGTCTGTCAGTATTTCAGTATCTCCACTGAAACATGACTTCGCTTGAGTCCGTTTTCTCTTAAGCTCATCATGGTCTAATCCTTCAAGATTTCCAAACATCATCTCTGTAGTCTTACTATGCAAGTCACTTCCAGACTGATATGCATGTATCATGTTCTTATCTCCTGAAAAGTCAGCGGCTACTCGAAGCTCAGCTTGGCTCAGGTCACATTGGGATTGGATAGATACCTTACCCTTGTGTCTTATTACACAAGTCCCAAGTGGCATTGTGATACAGTAAACATCTTGGTAAGTAGGATTTGAGAAGTCGACCCCTTGCTCATTCATGCATGTAAATCTATCTCCTTTTGGTTTGTAATTTACATAATAAGCATACTTATGACAGTCTTTATCCCTATGATTATCTCTGTGAATAACCATTTTAATCCCACAGAATACACCCATAAGTTGCATGACTTCAAGTGTTTTCTTCTGTGTAGATACAAATCTCACACTCTTGCCCTTAACTATAGGAGTACCATCCCAATACTGAGCCTCTTCTAAGTATACAGCAGGGTTAAGCTCAAAGGCTGTTTTGGTAGATAATACCTTGTAGCTCTCTGAGTATTCATTCACAAACTGTGTCATGACCTTACCAATCCTGAACATAGTGTCTTTAGCATTTCCTTTCCTTGTATACTGGTTTAATTTAAAGGAAATACCTAATTCTTCCAGAACATGCTTACACCTATCAATCTTTCTCTGCTTTCTGAAACCAAAAGAAATATTACCATAGTTGTCCATATAACCATCAGAAATAAACATTGCTAGAAATCTTGTGTATTTATCAGAATACTTGTAATTAGTAGTATAGAAGCCTGCATTTATGAACTGGTTGGCTCTGCTAAAGTTAGTCTCCTTAAAAGGATGTTTCCTAGTTACTCGGTTAGTATACCTAGTCAGTACATTATGATTGGCTGTAGCAAATACACTAGTATTCCTATCTTCATAGTGGAAGGTGGGTCTATTCTCTTGGTGGATATATCGTAAAGGCTGTTCAAAGGAAATCTCTTCACTCTCACAATCATATTGTGCCAGTTTAATTCCCTTATCAAGGCTATCAAATCTCTGCCATCCCTTCTCTGTGAGTACCTCTGTGTCTCCACTAAAGCACTCAATAATCTTGTAGCCCGGTCTAGCATAGATAATTCCACGTACATTACTATTTTGTGGGACTTGCTGAAGATTAGGGTTTGAGCAGGTTGTCCTTCCTGTCCTAGCTGTGATATTAAAGCTAGGGTGAATTTGACCGTCCACAGCTATCTCGTCCCATGACTTGATAAATGTATCCAGCTTAGTCAGTCTCTTATACTCTCTCAGGTTCTTAGCAACCTCACTCACAGCGGATAGCTCCACAAGAGTTTCATCATCTGTGCTTGGATTTCCTGAGGCACTCTTCTTCACAGGTTTCAGTCCCAAGGACTTTCCAACCTCTTTTCCATCCACAATCACAGGAGCGCCCTTCTTACCAAATAAGACCTTAGCTACCTGCTGTGTTGAGTTCCAGTTGATTTCAGCCACCTCATTGAGCTCCTCAAGGTACTCTGTGTACTCAGCTCTCAACTGTTCACTCACCTTGTGTCTATTAGGGTCAATATAGATACCCTGTTTCTCAATGATAGAATAGGCTTTGTAAGCTCTCATTTCATGCTTATAGACCTTAATCATCTTGTATTTCTTGATGATTTTCTTGAATATTGGCACTAACTTAAGTGTATATCGTGTGTCCTTCTTTCCATAGACCACTAGCTTCTTGTTATTAGCCTCTACAAGCTCCTGTGTCACATCTTTTAGCGTCTCTAGTATGATTGTACTATCAAGACTTTCAAACGCCTTACAGAGCCTGTCAGTGGCTTCTACGGACATTCCTGAGATAAGTATACCACCTTCAAGCTCATCATAGACCTGCTGAGCTAATTTATTCATGGCTGTTCGGTCTTTGTGTACCCATTTTCGGGTTACGTCAAAAGTTCCGTCCTCATTGTCAATCAGTTCACAGGCGTTCTTCTGTGCCTTGGTCTTTAGCCCTGATAAGAAAGCCTCAGCATTTTCCTTAGTAGTCTGTTCCATGACAAGCTCAGTTCCTGTGAAATACTTTGTGATAAATCCTTTGAGTGTAGTCAGGCTGTCTCGCTTACCAGAGACTTTGATTTCCTTGCTCACGTCATAATCATCACCAAAGTATTTTACCACAAGAGGTTTTAGTCCAAGCTCTACTTCACCTGATACATGAGCCAGCACCTGTGTATCCATGTAAAGCTCCATGAATACCCCTGTGTGAACATATAGGAACAGAATATCAAACTTACCATTGTGTGTGACCATATTCAGTTTGGCTATGGCTTTCAGAAAGGCTTGCCATTCCTCTTTAGTGTACTGCTCCCACCAAATGAAATGGTCATATTCCTTACCGTTAAAGTCATAGCTGATTTGCACAGAGACTATTTTATCCCTGTACCTATCAAGTCCTGTGGTTTCAATATCAAGGGAAAAGAGCTCTACAGATGATAGCCGTTTGGCTAGTACCATTAAATCTCTTTTCTTCATATTACCGTCCTAATAGCGTTTTATAAGCTCCTGTGCCCATCATAGCTCCTGCAAAGTAGAATACTACTGCTGAGAAAAAGCTGATAACTCCAATCACAGGATTTACCTCAACCAGCTCAGGAGCGATTAGGCTTCCCATAGCGATATACATTGCAAAACTAGCAGGTACACAGAACAGTAAAGTGATTATTGTTCCTAGCACCCAAGCCATAAATTTCTTCATTATCTCATTCCTCGTCTTTATTCTTACTCATTATTTACGCTTGCTAAATGGGATTAGTAGAGAAGCAATCAGACCTACAATAGCTCCAATCACTAAGTACATAATATTGTCTTTTGAGCCTGTCTTAGGCAAGACCTTCTTATCCTGTGACTTAACATCAGCGCTAGCAGGAGGTAATTCCTCTTGTGTTGGAGGTGTCTTAGGGTCTTCTGTAGGTACATCAGGGACTTCCAGTTCTGGTAACTCATGCACAGGAGCAGGGGGTAAAACTGGTACATCATCAATGTTAATCTCTGGAATGTCTAATACTGGGGGTTCATTAGGCACTACGCCTCCATTCCATTCAGGCTTATCCACTGTAGGAGGGTCTAGCGGTGTAGTACCTCCTTGCCACTCTGGTAGCTCATGGACTGGTGCTGGTGGTGTTTGCTCAATATCATCAATATTAAGCTCTGGTTTATCCAGCACAGGCGGGTCATTAGGAACTACACCACCCTCAAACTCTGGAATATCATACACAGGAGCTGGTGGTACGTCATAAGTGAAAGGTCGAACCTTGCCCTTAGCTGTACCTGTAGCATTAGCCACTGTGATTTCACGTTCAAAGCTATACTCTTGACCCATAGCTGTAAAGCTCAATACATTAACAGGGTTTTGTAGCTTGTTCTTCAAGCGTGTCTTGTATTCAACACTGATAATGTTAGTCACATCAGGTAGGCTAAACTTAAACCCGTTCTTGTAGAACTGAACATTAACCTCTGAGAGAGGAATTTCTCTAATCCCTACCCAAGGCTCTGCTGATGAGAGCTCAAAGATACGCATAGAGCCTTCAACGTACTCGTTATTGCTGTCCCATGTATCAGATACATTAACATCTGTGAGGTGGTGTTTGACAAAGTTTACTCGTCCTCCCCACTGAACCAGTGAAGGGTCATCTTTGTCTTGCCAGCCCCACTTGGCAACAATCTCCTGTGAGTTTGCAGGAGTCTGAGGCTTAACCTCTGCCTGTTTCACAATAGTGCCATTGAAATTGAGGTCATACTTTTCACGCTCTGTGACTACTTCTTTCTTCCACATGGTCTTGAGTGTCATGTTAAAGCTCTTGTCAAGAGGGTGCTCACTAAAGTAGTTGTTAAACGTTGTGGTAACTGACTGAGTTTCATTAGAAGCAACTGCACGTCCTACTACATTGCCCTCAGGACTAGTCACATCAAATTCTTGAGTAGTTGTCCACTGTAGCTGTTCTGGTAGAGTGTAAGTGAGTGTATCACCTTCATTAATCTCTACCTCATCAGGGATTTCTGTATGATATGTCAAGTCTTTGTTGACATAAGTTTCAGCCGCTTCTGAGCTGTAAGTGATTTCAGGCTCTGTGACCTTAATCTGAGTACCCTCTTTAGCAACCTCACTTGCCAATACATTAGGGGCAACTAAGAGCCCTGCTAAAACAATCATTCCTGCTGTAAATTTCACTTTATTCTTCATTTTCTTTCTCCTTTTATCTAAGCACTTCTGGATTTTCATATATGTTACCTACAATACTAGGTGTTTCAGTATTCTCATAAAGATAAAGCATTGAAGAACAATATACAGACTCTCTTATCCAGACAGCATCATTTTTGTCATATTTAACAACATCCCAGAAGTCTTCTCCATCATTTCCATGAAGAATATCCCCCTCAAAAATTTCCTTACCATTCTTGTCTTTGAGTCCTGTTGCTTGCATAAGTTCAATTTCATTAATCTTTACATTAACTCCAAACAGGTTTCCTTTAAATAATACATTGCTTATGTTTCCGTCATCATCAAATCGTATCCGTTTAACCTTCCCCATTTCTTTATATTTGTTGTGCCATGCTCGAAATTTCGGTATCATGCTTGCATCTCCTCTACTATCACACCTTCACAAGAGAACACCCAGACAAATCCAGCTTTTTCTAAATCCTCTTTTGTGTGCCAAAGGATGTGGTTTTCTCCATCCATATTAGCTCCCATATACCAACTATCATCCCCTATATTATGCTTAAGGTAGTTATTCTCCTTCTTTAACCCTTTGATAAACACCTTATACTTAGTGGGGGAAGCAACTTTATACCCATTTAACCAAGCCCTAGCAAACTCATCTGGGTTATGTCTAATCCACTTTAAGACTTCCTGAATGTCACCTTCAAAATCATCTAGGTATTCCTCCATTGCAGAAGCATAGGGAGACATTCCCTCTAAAAGTTTAAACCCATTATCTTTGCAGAATTTCAACCAATCTGCCATATATTTTGGCACTACTTGTTTTTCAGTCATAAGCTTTCGCCCTCCATGTTATCGTTAGTTCATATCCCCCACAGTGTTCACACTCATAGGGAACATGGTCTAAAATAGTTTCATATTCTTTTTCACAATCCTTACAATAATAATCATATACTATCATTTATCAGGACCTTTCTTGATTAGCTGACCAAAATCAGCTTCCTCGTCGCTTAGGTACTGTAGTTTAGCACCTCTAGGGTCATCTACCTGTAGGATATAAACATCACCAGACCTAAAGTTACGGAAATAAGTCGTCATCTTAGAGGTAGTAGCTCCTTTACGTTGCAAGGTAATCATACTTTCATACCAGCCTTCGATAAAGGTAGAGCCATATAAGTCGCTTGTACCTACCTTACCTCCTCGCTCAATCTTACGTGTGTGATGTACTATAATCACAGAGCAACCTGTCTCATCACGGAACTCTGAGACTGCTCGTAGCCTATCAGCCACATCTTGGTGCTTGTTAATGTCACCAGAGCCAAACAGTAGGTACATAGGGTCTAGTATCAGTAGCTTAATGTCATTCTTCTTGACAAAAGACTTAAGGTGATGGATACGGTCTAAGAACACAGGAGCTTCTGTGTAATAGATTGGTAAGTCCTCTGTGCCTGCCATGGTCTTAAGCTTAGCCTTTTCCATGCTAGGGTTATTTTCCCCTTGCACAATGAGAACTCCACCCTGTTTAACCTTGTGACCGTCAAAGTCTCGTCCTGTAGCCACTGACACAGCCATGTTAAGTGTTAGAGTTGATTTAAAGCTCTTAGAAGGTGCTCCAATGATACCTACTGAATGATTAGCCCATAGACCTTCAATCAGCCAAAAGTCTTTACCGTCCCATTCCTCAATATCTTTGAGGGCTAGGATTTTGACTTTATCATTGTTAGCCTTTGTGACTCCTCCTGTGTGTACCTTACCAAAGGAAGACATTCTGTCACTAGGACGCTTGTCAGGCTCTAGCTTGGCAAACACCCTGTGAATTTCCTTCTGTAGGGCTTTCTCAGTCTTGTATTTGCTCATAGCAATGTCTGAGTTAAGGAGCACAAAGTAGACCTCCTCTTTTCTTGCTCCTTGGTTAATCATTTTCTGCTCAATCAGGAAGCAATACTCACTCCGGTCAGTTCCTACTACCTTGTTATCAAACACAGAGGTCAGGTCATAGCGGTCAAGTAGCTCGTTCAGGTCAAAGCGTCTTTTCTTAATCTCACCAGTCTCAGCCACAGCTGTCTTAGCTTGTTTAAAGAATTTCTTTAGACGCTTAATGAACTCTGACTTGCGGAACACTGTTCCCTCACCCTGCAACCCTGTGATATTGAAATCACTCTTATACTTATGGTTGACTGTCTGAGGCACACGGTAATAGTGCACAATGTCAGAACTAGTCTTGTCAAAGCCATATTTCTTAACTAGTGTCCTAGCCACTTTCTCGTGCTCATCGGGGGTTAGCGGATTATCTAAAATCCATACACCTTGGTACTTTTTAGGACTAGTCTCCCAGACATAGCTAGGCTTGAAATACTTTTCAGGTACTCTTGCCCCATCAATATCCATGAACACAAGGTAAGTCTCCTGTGCGTTCTCCTTAAGGCGTTTCTTACCTTTGATAGGGGTAGGACATATATAGAGCTCAGCTTTCTTCCTCTGTGAACCTAGGTACTTTTTCAGAGCTTTCAGGCTGATTGAGGTTTCTACAAAATCCCTTGCAAATCGCTTCTTAGGGTCTTTTTCATTTGTGAACTTGTAATTAAGTCCCACCTTCACCTCATCATCAGGGCCAAAGTTCTTTGCCAGTACCTCCTCAATAAAAATGTTAATCGTCACAATTTTCCTCTCCTATCCAATGTATCCCAAGCGCCTGAGCGTCCTCATCAGCCTCAATATCATAAGGGTTATAGGACATATCAATCTCAGGTAAGCCATGTTTCCTACGGAAGGCATTTCCATGACCACCAGGATATTTCAATTCTTCTTCTAGCATTTCTCGGTCAAGTTCCTCTGTTTTCTTAATCCACAGGTCGCTTTCCCCTCGTTCTGCATAGCTGTACCAGTCCTCATAATCGTCTTGGTCTTCTACAAGGTCAGGTATTTCTACCAGAGACATATGTAGGTTGCCTTCTGTGCCCTCTGTAGGGATTTCAGCATATCTCTTGCCCTGATACTTGATAATCTCAAACCAGCCGATATAAGAGGTCACAGGCTCTTCTGAGCTATCGTCCTCTGTGCTAAATGTTTCATGTGAAACACTCTGTACTTGAATAGGCTCATCATAGAACTCATCAGAGACACCAGCAAGAGCCAGCTTCTCCTGTGTGCTTCTCAGAGGGATTGTAATCATGTTTACACAAGGGCGCATAATATCTACCAGAGCCATGAAAACATCGTTACAAGAGCGTTTTAGAGAGCGTAGCCACGATTTAACAAGCTGTAGCTTAGTGCTGTCCATGGTCTTGTTTGTAGGGTGCAAAGTTTCCTTATACTCACAGTACCAGTTATCTGATTTCTCAAACGTGATAGCCTCTTTAATTAGACTGTTCTCAGGCATGAGGTTGTAGATAAGCTCTGCTGTTTCCTGTGCTGTAGGAGCTTCTTGCTGTAAGAATAGTCCATTCACAGTGATTGATACTCCTTGCCCTACTACACGTTTCCGTGTCAATATACCGAGCTCTTCTAGTAGGCTTAGTGTATTTGTCAGAGTAGACCGGCTCATATTAAACACAGAGGCGATATTCTCTAGCTTATCTGGTGCAAAGCTGTAATCCTCTCCAAGCTTACCTTCTTTTCGAGCTTGTGAGTTGAAAGCTGATAGGAACACAAGAGCATTATAAGGCAATCTGAGCTTACCAGCCCACCAAGTCTGCATTGCTAGGTAGTTGCTGTTTGCTTCTTCAATATCCCAATAGAGCTTGTCAGGCATAACTTTTCGTGCCCAATACTCTGCTCCGTCTCGTCTTCCCCAGCCCCAGCGTAGAAGCTCTTTGTCGTAGAGGCTCTTGATACCAGCTGTGAAAGTCCGTGAGTTCATTTTGAGAATACTATACACATATTCCTGTGTAAAGTAGTTCTCCATTTGACCTCTTGAAATTTGACTATAATAAAGACCAAACAAGACAAGCTCTGCTTTGTTCTCAATTTGGTCTAGTGCATTTGCAGGTATTTTAATGTAATCCATATTATCTCCTTTCTCCTGTCGATAGTTCCATTATACACCTTTGTTTTATAAAGTCAATACCTTTTTGCAAATTATTTGAATTTATTTTTAGTCATAGCGTTCTTAAGTGTGTACTCTCTCACCCACCAAGTTGATTTAATTGAGCTATATTTCTCTTGATAAGCCTTTGTATCCCCGTTAGTCTTACTGAGCTCCTTAAAGAAACCAATCTTATAATCAGAACCCCATATATCAAGTATAATACCTAGTTTTCCTTCTGTATCATTAGCTTCCCAGTCTCTTGTGACTAATACTGTTTGTCCTTTTTCAAACATCTTACACCTCACACAAATTTATTATTTGAAAAATTAGTCTTGTATATCTCATCTGGCTTAAGTATTGCTTGTAAGCTTTCACCATACAAATCCCATTCCCTATTATGGTTAGGTAGTAGCTCTTTATCCAAAACTACTGTATAGGGAAATTCAAGGTTAAACTCACTTATTCTTATGATTTTACCCTTTATCCTCTGTGTAACTCCCATTTCCTCACTAGGCAGTACCCAGACTGTATCTCCTTCTTTTATCTCTAAAATTGCCATAGTCTCACCTACTTAAACTTGCTTCTTGTTTTTATTTTCTTAGATAAATAATGAGAGGGAATAGTCCATGTAGCCCTTAGCCCTTTATATGAGTCTCTATAGTCTTCTATAGCTGAGTTTGAGCGTAATCCTCCACAGAAAAAGCCTATAAGTTTCCGGTCTCCATAATCAAAGAGAACTACTCCTTTTTCATTATTAGTTGGATTATTTTGATAATTATGAGTGACCGTAACCCAATCACCTATTTTAAGCTTATACTTATTTATCATAATATACCTCAATTGAATTTACTCCTTGAAAATACTTGCACAGGCTCTAGGTATTCTGGGGATATGTACCATAAATTATACTGTGTACTCATATCTTCATCATACCATCCGAAAGGACTATCCAACGGAAAACCAATTAAATCCCTATCACCAAGTATTCCTAAATTTTTCTCTACCAGTACAGCTGTCTGACCTGCTATTTCATCTTGATAGTAATCACCTTTTATCCTTACATAAGTTTCGCTCATTTAAACTCACTCCTTGTGATTGTTGTTATATGCTCTAAATAGTCTTCAGAAATCCACCAGCACTTGTACTCTGTACTTTCCCCCGGGTCATACCAACCAAAAGGACTATTAAGAGGAAATCCTAACAGGACATCTTCAGTATCTCCTCTTAGTATAACTCCCTCAGCACCTCTCATTTCATCCTCATAATATGTATCTTTTATTCTCACATACTTTATAACCATTCTTTATACCAAAGTACAGATAATACCAGCTAAAGAATAACACATAGCTCTCTTTCTTTATAGTGTATTATCTGTACTTTGCTATGCTGGTTTATATTCTAACCCCAGCTCAGTCACAAGTTGTTTCAGGCTATCTAGCACAGCTCCGTCTTTATACAGCTGATAAGACTTGTTGCTTACTCCTAGCCATGTCTTAAACCCTTTGCAATTTTCGATAATGTCCATTGCCTCGTCTGTGTCTCCTGAGTAAACACACATGAGGTCTTCTTTTACAAAATCACGATAAGTGTTGTCATCATAGTTCGCATAGTCTGTACCTTCCCAAGTTCCTGCTGTAGCTCCGTAGCTAGACCACACAGGAGCTTTCTCTGTGTATTTCCAGTCTTCTGTGTTCTGACCTTCGAGCCATGTAAGGAATGAGATGAGCCCTTCTGTGTTTTTCTTATAGGCTTCTAGGTTAATAAATTCATTCCTTGTGTGCTCATTCTCATAAGCCGCTGACAAGTTCACAATAGGTTTGTCATACTCAGGACCAAGCACAGCGACATCTGTATATGAGCCCTCAGCTAAGGTATAATATTTTTCTAGCTCTGTGAGAATTTCAGGGATTGAGTTCTCATCATATTCGTAAAATACCATTTCATTCCAGAAGCCCTCATGAACTCCCCGGTCAATTTGAATGAGCATTGAGCTATCAGATAGGGCTTGCAAATCATCTTCTGTGACAATCTTATTAGAGCCTACACAGCCGATTTCCTCATCAGTTGTAAAGAGCACATGAGGACGCTTGCCAGCCTCAATCACATCAAGGATAGTTTTCACTCCGCACCTATCATCAGCACCTAGGCAAGCCAGCTTTGGATTAGCTTCTGGACTGAGTGTGATATAGCGGTCAGAAATCATCAGGTCTTGAGCTTTCGGGGTTGCTTTTTGTACTGTTTCCCATTGTTTAGTTGCGTAGTTATAAGACCCTGCTCCCCTGTGCGTGTTTATAGTGTCTAAATGAGCCACTAGGCACGGTTGAATGCTTTCCAGGGGTGATACCCCCAGAATGTAATAATCGGTCACTATGACGCTATAAGAGCGTTCTGAGAGGTACTCAGGTAAGCTCTTAAGTAGTGCGCCTTGTGTCATAGTCAATAATTTTTCAAAAGTGTTAAGTTTAGTCATTAAATTTCTCCTTTAGTTGTTTAATCCGTTCCTCAAATTTATCGGCTGTATCATCATAATTTTTTGTCAAGTCACAGTCTAAGTCTGAGAAATAGTCACCCCATTTACTATAGCTATCCTCTTCTAGGATTGAGGCTGTTCCCATGGTCTTGTAATCATTAGCTCCTGACATATTAGACCAATAATTAAGAGTGTTACTGTACATATCATCAAATTCTGAGCCACTTTCAAGTGTTTGCCCTGCAATTCTCTTGAAATGTTTCAGCTTACGCTTGAACACAGTAGCAAGCATTAGGCTTGTAAAGTCATAGGCTGTGTACCCAATTCTGTTTTTGTGGTTTCGTCCATCTGAGTACATACCAGCATGAGCAAGCTCACCATATTTTGCTTTAAAGTATGCCCGTGCTAGTGGTGTAGCTTCCTGTTCATTGAGGTTGTATATGTACATTTTGAGGTACTTATAGCCCATGAGTTTTAGGATAGGAGCTGTTCCATTACCTGCACAGCTTTCAGACTGATTGCAAGAGTCTTGAAATGCCCAGTTATCCACGTTATCGGGGATTGTAAAGTCTCCCATGTCTAACAGAATTACCTCATTAGGTCTTGAAACATCAGCCACACAGCCTAGCCACTGTTTGAACTCATTGAAAGTGATGAGCTCTTCATTTGTAGGATTAACCCCCGCTTTTTTGAGCTGTTTTGACATTTTAGGGGCTTGTGTAGAGTGGTCTAGCACAATATCATTATTGCTATAATATTGTCTTAGTACGTTCTGCATAGTAACAGCCATAACTGTTTTGCCAAAGTTTGGTGTTGTAAGTACGTTTGTTCGGTAGTAGTCACAGAGAAGACCTACAGACTCCCATTCTTCAAAGTGTTCAGGCTTTTTATATCCCAATCTGTGTGCAAATTTCAGTAGCTCATTTGCCATAGCTTTTGATACTTTAGCTTGCAACTTGTGACGGATACTATCAATATTTTCATATTTTCGATACATCAAGGCTTCTTTTAGATTTTCCTTGCGCTTCTGTGTTTGTTTTTCTAGTTTTTTGAGCTTATTTTTTAGGGCTCTACGGTCAGCGATTTTATTTTTAAAGGCTTGATATTCTGACTTAATAAATACCCATTTTTCCGTTTCATTGTTTACATCAGTAAAATAATTACCGTATTTATCATACTGAATGAGAAACAGAGCCCGATAGTCTAATCCCCTAGTGTTTCCAATGTCTGAGCCTAGCTCATCTAGTGGAAAATGTTCCATGAGCCAATATACATCATCTTTTGTGCCTTTTTTAAGCTCATCTGTGTACTCATCATGGAGCATTTTATCAATCCGGTTTTCTAGCTCTTGATAAGGTTCTCCCCTCTCAAAAGAGGCGTTAATAGCTTCCATGAGCTCATTTTTCTTGTCTTCTGGTGTTTCTTCTAGGAGCAACAAAAAAGCCCTTTTAACAAGAGGCTCATGTTCTAGCATATTTAAAATAGTATCTTTCATTGTTTAAATTCCTTCCTTATTTTAGCGTTTGTAAAGTGATAATGAGGTACAGCCTCGCAAGCCATAAGCTCCAATCTGTTTGCCACACGGGACAAACATTCTGCCCTTATACCCTAAACGTGTAAGCTCTTTTGCGGTCACAAGGGAAACGATAATATCTTTCTTTTCAAGCTCTCTCAGCTCTGAAAATTTGGTTTCTAGCCCGTACCCTATAGTGTTCACGGGTACACCATGGATTTTGCCCAAATCCTTGTAATATGTTTTCAAGCGTAGGGGCTTATAGCGTTTGCTTACCCCGATACGTTTTGCGACTTTACCATCAGCATGTAAAATTACCACAGGATGGCCCGTTAAGTTTTCAAATCTCTCTTGCATATTGTTTGTCATAATCTTCTAGTTCCTCCATTTCCTTCTCTGTGAGTTTTGAGTTGTAACCTGCTGTATCTCCAATAATTTTAGGCATCAGGATTAACCCCTTATTTGGTACACGGTATATTTTTTCATCTCCAGTGTCTACCTCAAAAAAGCGTTCCTTTTTTTCGCCTTCTCCTGATACCTCGTAGCCCTCAACTAAAAGGGTAGCTAGAGCCATGAATTTTGAGACTCCTAGAGCCTCTGAGATAGCGTTTAGCTCTCGGTCGATAGGTTTATCCTCACCCTTGCCAAACTCGCTGAAAAGCTCTGCTAAGCGCCCTCTGAAGCGTCCTTGTTCCTTGACCTCTCCCAGCCATGCTGAGAGTTCCTTACTAATTTGATATACCATAATTTTATACTCCTTTCATAATGGTATTATAGATAACTATCATAATGATGAGGCATACTATAATATTTTGGGCTGTAATGATTGCCCTTAAGTCCTCATCAGTGCTAACAAAAAGCCTCCAGAATAGGAGACTGAGAAAGCTATATACCATGTACACAGCGTATATAAAAGGCGCTAGGAAGATTAGCAAGATAGCTATACAGCCTAGCACCATTGAAAGCAGAGCGCCTATATCTTCACCCCCTTTAGTATTCCACAATGTCGAAGTAGTTTTCAAGGCAATCATGGTCGCAAAAATGGTCGCAACCGTTAGCTTCGATATAGTTTCGGCTTAAGTAGATAGGGTTTCCACAGCTTGCGCACTCGTCCAGCTGGCTATCTTCCTCATATACCCAACTATCTATGTTGTCAGCATAAACAGCGTCGTCTCTTAGGATATACTCATCATATTCATCAGAAAATACGACTTCATCTTCTGACACCCAGCCTTCATTTTCAATGTAAATCAATCCCTCTTCCACCAAATTTAGCTCGTTTAAGTCCTTAAATTGAACAGCCTCAAAGTCAAAGTCAGGGCTGAAATACTTCATGACTCTATCGCAAGCAAAGTTAGACCAAAAGCCCTCAGAGTTGTAAAGGTTTCCTACCTCAGTTTTAGCGCTTCTAATGGTTTCCCACTTAACGCCATAATGCACAAGCAGGAGGGCAAGAGGTGCGCTGTATTCTCCATGGTTACATACCCGATACCAATCGGCAACACAGAAGCCTGTAGGCTGGCTAAAGTAGTAAAACCGTCCGGTAGGTTCACCATCAGTGTTATAGATATAGCAATAACGAGACCCTTCGTAGGTTGCTAGGGCTGTACTTGTGATATTTCCGCACCCGTCAGTATTATTGCATGAGCCATCAAAAGCCCACTCATCTTGTTCATCATAGGTCGGTAATTCTGCTGAGAATTTCACAGGGAACTCATAATCATATGGGTTACCTTCATAGAGATTGAGATAGTCAGCGTCTGTGTATAGTCCAATAAGTTCGGTTACAGCTTCACCCCAAAACTTGATTTCGAGGTCTGATACCTCGATTTTTAGCTTCTTAAGTTGCTTGCTAAGTTTAGGCTTATTTTCGCCTAGCTCGATTTTTTCTGTGCCAAAGTAGTTGCGTAGTAGTCCGTTGATTGTGAAAGTTTCCATGATATTTACCTCTTTTAAGTGAATTATTAAGGGAATGTGACCCCTTGATTTTAAATTATTGAAATGTTATTGCGGTATCATTTGCCCCTTCTGTGAGGCTGTATAGGTTTTGTAGTCTGTAGGGATATTTAGAAGCTCTCCATTATCGCCTACAACCTGTAGAAAGTAGTTGCCTTGTTGGCTAAATTTAGCCATTATCTGCCCTGTGTTAGGCTGAGAACTAGAATAGCCCCAGATACACAGGAGAAGGGCTATTGTGAGCCCTGAGAGTAGTTTTGTCATAGTGCATGACTCCTTTTAATTATAGTGCCCTTGTGTTCGGGCTATGACTCTAGGAACTGTTACACTCCCAAAGCCTGATATATTTCGGTTGCATATTTATTATTTCATATAGTGCCTGCGTATTTGTTTTGACTGTTAGTCTTTAATCCTACAGACACAGCGGTTTTATTGATATATAATATTATTTCGTTCGTGAGCTAGTGCAAGCAATCCCAATTATTTGAACGTCGAAGCAATGGGCTTGATGTCTGTAAGTAGTGACTGTCCTATTGTTTGATAGTGATAGCACAGAAGGCTATATATTCAAACTAACAGTATATCTTGCATAGTCAGAGGCTCATTGCTTTATATGCTGGGCTTTGCTATAGTGCACTAGCTAATAAGTTGTTGTCGGTTGGCTTGCTTTTCACTTAGTACGCCTTTGTCCTGGTCAGGTGGTCATGGAATAAGCTATCTTACTCTCTCACCTGCTTACTTCTCCGGTCGCCTCTGAGCTACTCCAGCAAGTCTTTGCAAGTCTTTCAGTAGGGCGCTTGTTCTCCCTTGTCTTATTGTACTTTTCAAAGAGCTAGACAGTTGAGGATAGCCTCAGTATCTTATGACCTCTGTCATATTTCCTTATCTTTATGATACTAGTATACCATCTTCTAACCTTGTTGTCAACAACTTTTATGCATTTTAGCTAATAGTTTTTAGCTATAAGGGTATATAGTTTTTAGCTATAAGGGTAGGCAAGTGAGAGGATGAAAAATAGACTAATTTTTGTCAGATATATTTGACATGGGGAAGGAGGTAGAAAACTATCTTTTTCTATCACTTTCTCTCATTATCTTCCATATATACCATACCACCTCACCTAACATTTTTCCATGTCGCCCTCAGGAACGTTGTCATGACGGGCTTTACATCACCTTACCCTTTACTTTTTAGTAAAAAGAAGTGGTATATTTTTCCTTGGTTAAAAAGGTATAAAGAAAAAGGTCGATTAAAAAAGGGAGACGGAGGGAGGGAGGTCTGATTTCCCTATTTACCATTCAAAAATTTTTATTACTAATATATTATACTATTTATTCCCCTTTCCACCTTCCATGTATTTGTACTATACCAATCACATATCCTCTGGGACTTGTTCCTACCCCAATTAAAAAATGGACTGGGCTTGTCCCATCCCAATTCCTCTATCCACCATTCATATCTATTTAAAAACCGACCGAACGGTTTGTTTTTAGTATTCGATATAATTCGTATAATATGATTTAATTCATATTTATTCCCCAATGCCTTGGTACATAAGGATTTATTAAGTTCGTATCCCTTGTACCGAAGGTACTATTTAAATCGTATTTTTAAGTTCTGTGTATTCTACTTTATGAATGGATATACGAGCTATTCTGCGAATGCAATGAGCTATGCGAGTATATCTATGAATATTAGTAGAATATTATTCTCTGCGAATGCAATGAGCTGAGAGAATAATCCTATCTCTGGTACTAAACGAGCTATAAATTAGCTCATATAAGGCTCTATTTTATCTCTCCAGTATAATACCCCTCAGAAGACACTAAAATTGAATACAGGGCTTTCTATGAGCTCTTAGAAGCCACTAAAGCACTACTATAAGGTCCTAATAAGACACAGGGGATTGTATGATACTAAGTTATACAAGAATGACCTCTTCCCCTCTTCAAGGCTCAGATAATGACACAGGGCTGTATATTACTTAGTGAAATAATACTACGAGCTCTGCGAGGAGTATTATGAGCTTAGTAATATAACAAAGACAACGAGCCCTGCGAGGAAGTCTGCGTTAGTCTTCCAAGATAACCTTCCACGAATACGCAAGTATGAGTTGAAGGGTTATCCTGTGACCCTTTTCTGGTACTAAAATAGCCTCCAATTTTTCAAAATGAATATAGTATAATTTATTTATAGATATTTTAGTATAATATTAAATTTGTGCATTCTCTATGATTACCCTGTGGATAACTCTTATAAAGCCCGTCACTAAGCCATTTCACAATTTCACAATGTTACCAAAAAGTAACATAACTCAATTTTGTAATTTATTTGTAACAAAAACTGTGGATAACTAGCCCTTTCTGTGGATAACTTGAAGGATATTATAGCATAATAAATTAGTTTAAGAAAAGTTATGTAACATTTTTAAGAAAAACTGATACTATTCTATGGTCTCTTACATATACTTTATACCTAGTTACATAGATTTATTACTCATTTATCTATCTAACTATAATATTTACCCCTTTATCCTACTAAATTTACTAGTTTTATGCATAATTCTGGATATTTCGTGCATAAAGTAGGGGTAAAATGCATAAAATAAAAAGTGTAGTGTTTTAGTTGACAAAACGGCAAAAAATCGTTATACTTGCAGTATCGGTGCGGCGGTGTTGTATCATGTGGTATGTATATAAATTATACTAATGAATATGATACTAATAATATGCATAATTAATATTCATTTATATAATATATAATTCTTAGTGAATAAACATAGCCCCGCTATGTTTATGAGCTTAGAATTATATTATCTACCCTGAGTGTAACGAAGGAGTAGATAATAGGTGATAGAGTATAGAGTAAAGAAATAGGACCTGTGATAGGTCCTTTTATGTATATTCAATTTTAAGGTATCTCACTGTGTCATCAAAGTCCTCAATGAACTCCTTAGATATTCTTTCCTGTGTATTCTTGTCCCTAAAGTTGTCCCTGAATGCTTCCATATTCCTAGAGCCTAGCACCTCAGCATGAGACACACCATAGTATTCCACAAGCCAGTTAGATAATTCATCTATTTCCTCTGTGCTACGTTTCCACCACCAGAACCACTGTGTATGAGAGAGTCCAAAGTGAGCCTGTGCCTTCTTAATGTTCCCGAATAACCTTTTCACAGCCTTTGAGGCGTCAGCCCTTAGCATAGGATTGTAAATAAATGCACCATATTCACTGTGAAGCTCAAAGTATTCCTTCAAATAGCTCTCATAGCCCTCAAACCATGTAGTAGGACCTGAAATATTATACTTCTTATACCACAAGTACAATAGTCCTCCCTTAACAAATGTCTTTCCTGTCTGATACATATACACAGAGGCAGGGTCCATTTCCCAGAACGGTACATCAGGGAAGAATTTCTGGATATTTATATGGTCTCCATCAAGATACACCTCAGAACGCACATATTCAGCCATTCTGCTGTAGAAAACAGATACCGTGGTACTTTCCCCTAGGACTTCAAATAACGCTTTTGTGGACTTGCTAGAGACCTTTAACGAGCCTGTGCCTGCCATGATGTATTTATGGACGTTTGCTGTGCTTCCAAATGACCTAGCCAGCTTCTTGTTTAATCCCTTTAGCATTTCTCTCAGGGACTCATTCAGGTTCTCTATATAGGTCACAGTGATTTCCTTACCTAGGCGCTTTGTGTAATAATCTTGGAACTGCTGGCGTCCTGACTCTATGAGCTCCTCTAAGTCATACTTCCCTGTGTCATATATACTAAATAAAAATTCAGCCGTCAC